AGCGTCACTCCGACCAGGTACGGGTTGCTGATGACAAAACCCCAGGTCAGCCGATAAAACCCCAGGTAGTTGAAGCTGCAACTATATCATGTCACACTATGACATCATGTGAGCCCCATCACACTTTGTTGACAACACGCGTCTGCGGCACCTATATAGAGGTTATAGACCTCAAAAACCCAACCACCAGGGGTTTTGACCCTGGGGAACCATTAAAGGAGGGGCACAACCTCTCTCATCGTTCGGTTGTGCCTTCACGAAGCCCCTAAAGGGCTTCGCTGGTTGGTCCAAATAATTTCATAAATTTCAGGGACCTCCGGGTAAACGGAGGAGGTCCCATAGGGTACAACCTCTCTAAAACCGTTCGGTTGTACCCGAAGGCCCTGTTGGTTGGACCTGTGAAGAGTTGACTGGGATTCGACTTGCTTGGTGGTTAAGTCCACCAGGTATTATGCTACCTGGGGTAACGAACACAGGGATGGTTAGTTCCGTCCTTAGGTTACAACAACCAACACCTGGTTAAAGGCCCTCTAAGGAGGGCCTAGTAGCTATAACAACTCCATAAGTTGGGGTTGACCGATCTGCGGGAGCAGATCGGAACGGATACCAAGAGCCCCTAAAGGGTAGAATCCGAACAAGTTCGTCTCCTACTCCTGTCAAAATCCAAGGGGACCTCCGAAGGAGGCAACTATGGGATGGGAAACTTCAACCAGACAACTCCCTCCAAACTGGTCCGCTTTGAGGCGGACCATCCTGGCAAGGGATGGAAATACATGTCAACTCCGATACAGAGGTTGCACCGTGAGGGCAACCGACGTGGATCACATAATTCCAGGAGATGACCATAATCTCAACAACCTCCAAGGAGCTTGCAGCTCCTGCCATAGCATCAAATCCTCCAGAGAAGGAGTTTTTGAACGCACCCGAAGGAAGAGGTTGACCAAACGACCTAGAGAACAACACCCCGGCCTCAGGAAGGCCGGATAACCCCCAGGAGGGGAAGATGGCTAAGATCACCGGTCCAGTACCGAAGCGCAGCGAAGATCGGATTCGTCGGAATGCCGATGTCATTCCGATCGAGAAGCTAGCAGCCGCAGGACTGGTTATCGCTCCGGAACTTGCTCTGGACGACCCACACCCAATGGTTGTGGACTTTTACTACTCCCTCAAGGAGTCAGCACAGGCTCGCTATTACGAGCCTTCGGATTGGCAGTATGCGAGGTACGTCATGTACCACATCAACAAGCTACTCCGACAGAAGAACCCGAGCAGCGTTATGTTCGCTGCTATCAACACGGCTCTTTCCAACCTCCTGATTACCGAAGGCGATCGTCGCCGTGTTCGTATCGAGGTTGAACGTGAAGGCAAGGAAGCAGATATCACGGATATCTCCACCTACTTCCGAGAGCGTGCCCAGAAGTCAGCCTAAGACTCCCCAACCGGTTGAGTGGTGTTTACTCTCCTTTCCACCGACTCCCGGTTGGGGCGTTCCATTCAAGGAGAGACATGCACGATCCAATCAAAGGTATTGATGTGTCGTCCCTTCAGGGGACGATCAATTGGCCACTAGTAAAAAGTACGTCTGATATCAAGTTTGGTATCACCCGAGTCACCCGAGGACTGGCAGAGGTTGACACTGCCGCGCAATCAAATTATGCGGGCATGTACCAGAATGCCATTCTTCCGGGAACCTATCACCGAGCGTTTGTGGATCAGGGTTCGCCTGAGAAACAGGCTCTCCATTTCGCCACCAATTTCCAGCGTGTCACCTTCAAGGGTGACATGATGCTCCCTCCTGCTCTGGACTACGAAGACCAGAAGCCAGGCAAGGAGTTCTGTCAGAGATTCATCGAAGCGTTCAGGCGGTATACCGGCATTGAAGAAATGTTGATCTACACCTCCGGATCGTTTGTCGACACCTGGCTTGGTGGCGAGTCGTGGATGGACGCCAAGACCCACTTGTGGATCGCGGATTACGGTACCTTCACGGGTGCGACTCCGGGATTCCCGAAGTACAAGACAGACCGTGTGTTTATCCATCAATACACGGCTTCACTGAAGCTGGCACCCAACGGCATCCCTGGCAACTCCGCAGGGAACACAGATGGCGACGTGTCAACCCAAGACCTACATGAGATTGCGATCAGGCGCTAATGAGCGATGTTGAGATTCTTGTCAACGAACTAAGAGCACGGGGTATCACAGTCCGAGAGTGGGATGGTTGGTACGGCCGTGGTAACGAAGACACTCCCCAGATCGATATCCGTGGTGCGATCATCCACCACACCGGTTCCAACTACGGCTCGGCCTACGAGGGCCTGGTCTACAGTCGACAGGACTGGGCCTATGGCAACGCGCTGTGCAACTTCAGCGGCAATGCTGACGGCTCTCTGACTGTCATCGCCTCCGGGCTTACCTGGCACGCGGGAGGCGGCTACGGGCCGTCTCAGGGGCCGCTAAGCCCTTATGCCAGCAACCGGAACTACTACACCGTAGGCCTGGAGATCGTGTATCCAGGCAACCAGCCCATGACGGACGCACAGTACGCTACTTCCAAGAAGTTTGCGCGTGCAGTGGCCGATCTGTTCGCAGACGGCAACCTCGAATACGTTCGTGGTCATGGTGAGGTGAATGGTCGTGGTTACGACGGTAAGTGGGACCCAGGTTGGGCTCCCGGCCTGATGATCGATATGAACGTTTTCCGGGCGCAGGCTGCTGCCATTCCGGATGTTGAACCCCCGCTGCCAGAACCTCCTGTCGAAGAAGAGAAGGAATCCATGTTCCAGTCTGTTCCAGTTCCCGCCACGCTTCCTGATGTCCTGAATGAGTCTCTCACGACCCTGCCTTGGCAGGGTGGCAACGGTGGGATCACCGAAGTCTACGTGAACGTCACCGCCGGTTCTGGCGGCATGAAGCTGGGTGTTGCTCAGTGGCTTGTCGCGAAGCTGGAAAACGGCCAGTGGAAGCGCACCCCTGTGGATATCGTTCCGAAGGGCACGATGCTTTCCGGTTTTGCCGATATGGGCGGTCACCAGGCCCCTGAGGGCACGTATGCGGTGTTCCTCCAGTATACGGCTACTGCGGGTGGATCGCTGCTTGTAGAGGCCGTCTAAGACATGACCCCGTCAGAGACGGGTCATTCCAGAATTACCGTTCGAGGTGATTCGTAGTGGAAGCCAGGCTTTTCGACCCCCTGAGTCCGCCTGAGTGGCTAGACCCACTCTGGTGGGTTGATCAGCCCCATGTGAATCACATCGACAACCGTGTGCACCAAGCTCGCTTGGTCTCAGCGGCTGAAACCGCAATGGCACTATCCGATCAACTCGGTGGTGTTGCTATCTGTGATATCGGCTCGTGTGATGGCGGGTTGCTTGAGCTTATCCGGCCTGAGTACACAGCCTTCGGGTACGACGTTATTGGTGTCAGCATCAAGTACGGGTGTAAAGTTCGTGGTGTGGACCTGCGCTTCGGGAACGTCACCGGGGATTACACCCTGGAGTTGGCTCCTGTTGTGGTCTGTACCGAGATGTTGGAACACCTGGAAGACCCCCACAAGTTCCTCTGGGACTTGAAGCAGCGTGAAATCCAGTACGCAGTCTTTTCGTCCCCGCATTCGGAAACTGCCGAATACCACGAGTGGAACCACGCGTGGGCCTGGGATCGAGAAGGATACTCCAAGATGATCGAGTCATCGGGGTGGGAGATCGTGTCCCACATCGATGTCGAATGGTCCCAACAGATTGTGGCTAAGAACGTATGACTGACTTACGACCAACCACCTGCATGAAGTGCGGTGGCAAGGGTGGAAACCACGAAGAATGGTGTGACTTCAACCCAAAGCGTAGGGAGCCCGCATGAGCGAGCCCAAGAAGTGTGTATTTTGTGGTGGTGTTGGAGACAACCACAGTCCTACATGCAGTAGGCGATAATGGGGTCTCTTTGCGCTGAGTATGGGAACGAGCCAGACAACCACATGCTGTCTTGCTCACAGAGCACCGACTAAGACCGCTGTACCCAGTTCGGAGCCAGTCTGGGAATCAAAACGGGCGCGAACCGTGCGCGTAGTGCGCAGGGAGTCTCATAAGCTCCTTTTTGTCGTGGTGCAAATCCACGGTGCGGTACAAATGCTGCGTGTCCAAATCACGTAGGGCTAGGGGATTTCCGTCAAAGTGGCCCGGAAGTCGCGCCTACCACGCCCCTCTAGTCCAATTGGCAGAGGCGCTCGGCTCAGACCCGAGATGATCGCAGTTCGAATCTGCGGAGGGGTACAACCAACGATTGGATGAGGATGAATTTTCGAGACGGTTCCCATATTTGTTTGTGTGACAGCCCCCGCAACCCGAACTGCCAGAAGTGTGGGATGCCCTGCCACTGTTAGTACAATCGCTCATTAGCTCAGTCCGGAGAGAGCACCAGGCTACGAACCTGGGTTTGCGGAGGTTCAAATCCTTCATGGGCGACTAGGTCCAGCGATGTCGCACGGCCGCACTAGCAGCTTCACTGTGATGTATCGAGTGGCCTGTAATGGGATGTACTTCAATTTGGCAGAAGACGACACTGTTAATGTCGCAGTTCTCGGTTCGAGTCCGAGTATCCCAGCAAGCGTCCATTAGCTCAAGTGGTAGAGCATGGGGCTCTTAACCTCAAGGTTCCTGGTTCAAGTCCAGGATGGATGACCACACAGCACGGTACTGTTACCAGCCGGAACGTTTGATTCCGGGGGTCCGTGTGCGAGGAATACAGGCAATGCTGATTGGTGTAACCGGCAACACGGAAGGTTCTGACCCTTCAATTTCATGTTCGAATCGTGAATCAGCAGCCAGGGAAGATACCGAAGTGGACGAGGTATCGGTTTGTGAAGCCGACCCAAGCGGGTTCAAGTCCCGTCTTCCCGACCACCAAATAACGGAGGTTACATTGAAGTACGAGGTGTGCATGGGCGGCTGTGGCGGCACGACCCAGACGTGTACCTGTGAGGGTAAGCGTTCATAGTGCCAGACAAGATAGAAATATTCTATTGCCCGGATTGTCTCAGACTAGCAGCCTGGTGTGAGTGTTATAACGACAAAGAAGAGTAAACGGGGACATAGTTTAGGTGGAAAAATAGCGCTCTCCAAAAGCGCGGTTGGAGGTTCGAGTCCTCCTGGCCCCGCCATGTTCAGAAAAGCTGTGTGTTCAAGTTTTCTGAACAGCACCAAAAATGAACACGCTGTGGGTGTAGCTCAGTAGGCAGAGTGCCTGTTTTGGGAACAGGAAGCCGTGGGTTCGAGTCCCGCCTCCCGCACGTCGATAGTTTCAGTCATCGCTAAGAACTCAGAATGGATCATCATGGCCCTTCCAGCCTCCGTGCCTACCGGCACTGTGACCGGCACCTGGTACACCCCAGCAGGGGCGTTGGCTGTCGGCACCATCGTGTTCCTCCTCTTGGAATCCATCGAGATCCCAGACGACCCAGACGGGGTCGTGCTGCCTGTCAAGACGGTTGTAGACGTCCCAGCCGGTCAGTTGAACCAAACCCTGCCCGCAGGGACCTACCAGGTCTCTATGAGGCTCTCAGAGCTGTACAGGGCTACCAAGGTGATCGAGGTCGAGACAGGCGTAGCCCTGAACCTCCCTGATGCTGTAGGAATGCTTCTTCCAGACCCTGATCTGTACGATCCGGTGCGCAGTGTTGATGGGTATTTCCCCGACGCCTACGGCAATATTGATTTGCCAGGCGGTGGGGGTGGTGGTGTTACCGACCACGGCGAATTGACCGGTCTTGCAGATGATGATCACACACAGTACTTGACCAATACACGGGGTGATACCAGGTATGCTGCGCTGATCCACACCCATGTTATTTCGAATGTCACGGGTCTACAGACCGCGTTGGACTCCAAGCAAGCTTCTGGTGACTACGCGACCAACACCGCACTGACTGTTGGTTTGGCCACCAAGGAGAATACCGGGGTTGCATCCGGGCTTCTGGCTGCGCACGTCGCAGCCGCAGACCCGCATACCCAGTATCTCAAGGAAGCTGACGCAGCCCCGGTTGCTACGGCCGGTACGTACGCGAGTCTGACTGGTAAGCCCACCATTCCGGCTCTCAGTGATGTTGCTGCGCTGGTTGTGGGGCAGTCTAACTCAGCCGGTACAGGAACAGCCTCTTCCAGGGAAGACCACACCCATAATGGTGTTCCTCAGTCTTTGCTGACCACCAAGGGTGACTTGGTGGTTGCAACCGCTTCCAACACAGCATCCCGAGTTGGGGTTGGGTCTAATGACCAGGTATTGACTGCTGATTCCAGCACCTCAAGTGGTGTGAAGTGGGCAACCCCGTCTGGTGGATCTGCTCCGTTGTCGCAGTCCGATTTCAACGGGTTTGCTGCGTGGAGCGGTGACCCCTTGTATTGGATGACCCGATCCGGGGTTGGTAACGGGGATGCTTCGCTTATCCGTCTACCAATCCAGGCAGGCAAGGCAATAAACAAGGTATGGATTGCTGTGTCGACCGCAGGATCGTATTCTGCCAACGGTGTTCCGAACCAGCTCGGTATCTGGGATGACACGGGAGCACTACTCTCCCTGACTCCGGACGACCCAGCATTGTACACCTCTAACGGGTGGCGTTCTGGAACACTGACCTCACCGGTTGCTGCGTCGGGAACCACCAGGTTCTGTTATGTAGGATTCATCCTTGGTGGTATGACCGGGGTTCAGTTGTTTTACCCCTCGTCTGCCAGTCTGGTTGGTGCAACCGCAGAAGGAAACATCATCAATGGTGGTAACGAAACCAAGAGGCGAGCAGCCTACTTGACTTCACAGACCTCCCTTCCGAGTTCGTTCACGCCATCAAGTGTTGGCACGGTAACCGCTTATATCCCGTTGGTTGCCATCTCAAGCTAAGGAGCACAAATGGGTTCGCCACCTCTTGCTCCTGCACCGGCTCACATCGTTGGCCCCACCTGGCAAAAGCTGGAAAATGGGGACTTTTATCTCCCCGAGCACACTCTGGGGGACGAAATCGTCAACTGGATGTGGAAATATGTGGTCCAACCTTCTGGGCCGCGTGCGGGAGAGAATTTTCTTGTCACCGAAGAACAGTTCAGATTCCTACTGTGGTGGTACGCCATCGACGGTATGGGAAAGTTCATCTATCGAAATGGTCTTCTGCGCCGACTCAAGGGTTGGGGCAAGGACCCGCTTGCGGCTGCTATGGCACTTGCGGAACTGTGTGGTCCTGTCCAGTTCAGTCACTGGAACGGGGATAAGCCTGTAGGCAAGCCCAAGGCGTCAGCCTGGATTCAGATTGCGGCAGTTTCCCAGGACCAGACTCGTAATACGTTCACCCTCTTTCCGGCTATGGCCTCCAAGACCATGAAGGAAGAGTTCGGACTGGAAGTCCACAAGACCATCATCTACTCGCGTGCGGGTGGAATGATCGAGTCGGTTACCTCGTCGCCTCTGGCCCTTGAGGGCAAGCGTCCCACGTTTGTCATCAAGAACGAGACCCAGTGGTGGATCGAATCCAACCAGGGTCTTGAGATGGCCAACATCATTCGAGGCAACGTCACCAAGGGTGCTTACGGTACGTGTCGGTCTTTGTCGATCTGTAACGCTCACCGGCCTGGTGAGGAATCAGATGCGGAACGAGACTGGGACGCATGGCAGCAGCAGCAAGCAGGTGAGGCTGTCAAGACCGGTTTCTTGTACGACGCTCTTGAAGCCCCGGCAGACACACCAGTCGGTGAAATTGCTGAGCTGATGGAAGACGAGGAAGCATACCTAGCAGCCATTCAGAGGCTCCGCGAGGGCCTGGAAATCTGCAAGGGTGACGCGGACTGGCTAGACACGGACACGATCGTAGAATCTATCCTGGACGTCCGAGAAGACGTCACCGAGTCACGACGAAAGTTCCTGAACCAGATCAACGCAGCCGAAGATGCTTGGGTGTCTCCGCGAGAGTGGGACAAGTGCTTGGGCGTCAAGCTGGAACCCCTCCGTCCTGGTGACCGTATCACAATGGGATTTGATGGTAGCAAGTCGTCTGACTGGACCGCCCTGGTGGCGTGTCGTGTCCAGGATGCGGCTATATTCCCCATCAAGATTTGGAATCCCGAGAAGTACGGCGGTGAGGTTCCTCGTGAGGATGTGAACAACACGGTCGACTGGGCATTCGCGCAGTACGATGTCGTGGGGTTCAGGTCTGACGTGAAGGAATTCGAATCGTATGTGGATGCGTGGGGTGCTACGTATGGCAAGAAGTTGAAGTTGAAGGCTACTGCCAAGCACCCGGTTGCGTATGACATGCGGTCCAACATCAAGGCGTTCACACTAGATTGTGAGCGCTTCCAGGATGCGGTTCTTGAACAAGAACTGGTCCACAACGGCGACGTCGCGCTTCGACGACATGTATTGAACGCCATCCGGCGTCCAAATAATTTTGGGATCTCCATCAGTAAGGCCACCAAGGACTCATCGCGGAAGATTGATGCCGCAGTCTGTGCGGTGTTGGCTTTTGGATCCCGACAGGAGTTCCTGATGAGCAAGTCAAATAAGAAGAAGGGAGTTGCAATCCTGCGATGAGCGAATACGATAAGACAGTAGACGATCTGGTAAACGCATTGAACGGCCGAAAGGGCCGTCTCAAGGAGAACCAGGCTTATTACGAGTCGGAATACCGTCTCAAGGCGCTGGGATTGTCAACCCCTCCCGAGCTTCGACACATGACGGCGGCTATTGGTTGGCCCCGAATGTATCTTGACAGTCTCGAAGAGAGGCTGGACCTGGAAGATTTCCGCAATGCGGATCAGGCTGAAGTCGATGAGCGCCTGCGCTCGTGGTGGCAAGCCAACTTCCTTGATGCTGAGTCCGGCCTGGGTCACCTGGAAGCCATGATTCATGGTGTTGCTTATATCACGGTTGCCGCGCCTGGCGACGACGATGACAACCCGGACATCCCGATTATCCGCGTGGAGTCCCCGTTCAATTTCATCGCGAAGCAGAACAAGCGCACCAAGAAGTTGGACGAAGGCCTTCGCCTGTACAAGCATCCCACCATTCCCAAGGAGGATATGGCTACGCTGCTCCTGCCCGACAGGACTGTGTACCTAGCCCGTGGTGGACCGTTTGCACAGTGGAAGGTTGACGAGGTTATCCAGCACGATCTTGACCGTGTGTTGGCAACCCAGTTGGTCAACCGTGAAAGGCTCACAGAGTCCTACGGCAAGTCTGAGATTACCCCTGAGCTTCGTTCGGCAACGGATGCGGCGTCCAGGATCATGATGAACCTCCAGACTGCTTCTGAACTCATGGCCATTCCACAGCGTGTGCTGTTTGGCATCGATCGAGACGAACTACCTACAGACCCTGATAACCCAGGTGCGGCTATGGAAGCATACATGGCACGTATCTTGGCGTTCGAGAATGAGAACGGCAAGGGTATGCAATTTTCTGCTGCGGATCTGCGGAACTTTACCGAGTCCCTCCAGGAACTGGCCAAGCAGGTAGCGTCGTACACGGGTCTTCCACCACAGTATTTGTCGTTCTCTTCGGAGAACCCGGCAAGTGCTGAGGCCATCAAGTCGGCCGAGTCGCGTTTGGTCAAAAAGACGGAACGCAAGGCCCGTATGTTTGGTCAGGCATGGGAAGACACCATGCGGCTCGGCATGTTGGTCATGGACGGTTCGATTCCGAAGGATGCTTATCAGCTCGAATCGGTGTGGCGTGATCCTTCGACTCCTACCTTCGCGGCTAAGTCTGATGGTGTTGTCAAGCTCCAGCAGGCTGGAATCATTCCGGTTGAGCAGGCTCGTATCGAGATGGGTTATTCCGACGTTCAGCGCAAGCAGATGCGTCAGTGGGATAAGGATGATCCCGTAGCCCAGATGAACTCCTTGCTGCTTGATGGCACTGCGAAGGCCAATGAGCAGATCGGCAAGGTTGATCCTAATGCTGCTAACCCAGCTTCACAAAAGACAGCGTAGTATCTCTGCCCGCGTAATGCGGTTGGTACTGCAAGTACTTCTCCCGTTTTTGTTTATTCCACTCACTTCGCAGGTGTGGGCTGATATCGTGCAAAGCATTTTCCCTCTGGTCAATCAAGCCCGGACGGAAAGTGCTTTGCTCGCACGGGAGTATTACGATACCCAGCGGAAGAACCATACAGGAGATGACGACAGGTTCGACATCGATCTTCCAGCATACGAATACGACTGGTTCTACGAAGCAATGTTCCCGTCGAAGAAGCCGTTTCAGTCGGGTAACACCACCACGGGTCAAGCGATCCAGGCGGGGTTCCGGGCGGTCAAGGAGGTAGAAAATGGTGGTCGCAAGACCATTCGAAACGCGGTCGAATCAGACGGTTTCGCATTGGGTTGGGCTCGTGTGGCAACGGGCCGTGAGACCTGTGGTTTCTGCTTGATGTTGGTGTCACGAGGTCCGGTCTACCAGTCCGCAGAGTCGGCTGGTCTGAACACGGACGACACAACCGCCCTTGACATTCTGGACGAGAACGACACAGAAGCGTTCAACGAGCTGATGACCAGGTTCCATCCCAATTGTGACTGCAAGGTTGTTCCGGTCTTTGACCGGATGAACTGGCAAGGCAGGGATGATTACCTGGCAGCAAGGGATACATGGATTGAAGCAACTAAGGGTTTCTCCGGGCGGGATGCTCTTAACGCGTTTCGCCGTGCTATCGAAGACAACCAAGTCGATCCAGAAGAGTTTGCAGTAGTAAAGTAGATCGGCCTGGAGCCGATCCCAACAACACCCCCCAGGAGGGGACATGTCCGACGATAACAAGTCCGCCAACGACCAGACCGGTACTCAGGGTAATACTGCTGAACTTCCGGAATGGGGTCGTCGGGCTATTGCTGAGGCTAACGCCGAAGCTGCGAAGTACCGAGTCAAGGCCCAGTCTGCCGCCGATGAGGCGAAGGCTGAAGCCAAGGTCGAGTACGACAGGCAACTCCAGGCTTTGTCTCAGGAGAAGACCTCCATCATGGGGGAACGTGACAACGCGGTGACTGGGCTTACCAAGCTCAAGGTTGCCATTGCGGCTGATGTTCCGGGTGAACAGGCCGTGGCTTTTGCAGATTTGCTCCAGGGAAGCACTGAAGACGAGCTGAACGCACACGCGAAACAGCTCAAGGAGATGTTCGGTACTCCTGTCGGAAGGCAGCGTGCAACCGATCGGACCCAGAGTGCGGGTGGTAGCGCAAGTGGCGTGAAGACCCCCGGTGAGCTGTTTGCCGACATGGTCCAAAGTAAAATCACTAGGTAAGGAAACGCCGAAATGGCAATGATCAATGAGCTTGCTCCGAATACTACCAACGACCACCAGGGTCGTCTTGCGTATGTTCCGGATGACCTGCTGCCCCCAGAGATCGTAGGGGCTATTTTCGAGCAGGCGCAGGAGACTTCGCTTGTGCTTCGTCTGGGTGAGCGTATCCCCGTCTCGTACGGTGAGACGGTTATCCCGGTTCAGACGAAGCGTCCCGAGGTTGGCCAGGTTGGTACTGGTACGACCAACGCACTCCGTGAGGGTGGTACCAAGCCACTGTCGGGTGTTGCGTGGGATACCCAGTCCTTCAGCCCGATCAAGCTGGCCACGATCGTGACCGTGTCCGAGGAGTTTGCTCGTACCAACCCGCAGGGGTTCTACAGCAAGATTCAGTCGGATATGGCTCTCGCGATCGGGCGTGGTATCGACCTCGCGGTCTTCCACGGTAAGCAGCCTCTGACGGGAGCTGCGCTTCAGGGTATTACGTCTACCAACGTTCTCAACAACACCACCAACGTGGTGAACCTGGACACCGTGCCGGGTCCTGGGAACCTGTATGACGAGCTGATCGCGGGCTACGAGATGATTGACCCCGAGACGGACTTCGATGGTTGGGCTGTTGACACCCGATTCCGTGCACGCCTGATTCGTGAGGGTGCCGAGCGCGATGCGAACGGTAACCTGGTGAACCCGGCTGGGATCAACTTCACGGCGACCCGAGGCAACATCCTCGGCTTCCCTGCGGAGTACGGCAAGGCTGTTCGTGGTGACCTGGGTGCGGCTACGGCCAGCACGACCCAGATCATTGGTGGAGACTTCTCCCAGCTCCGATGGGGCTTTGCGGACGAGGTCCGAATCAAGATTTCGGATCAGGCCACACTGACGGATGGTGTGTCGAGCATCTCCATGTGGCAGACCAACCAGATTGCCCTGCTGATCGAGGTAACCTTCGGTTGGATCGTGGGTAACCTGGACGGCTTCGTGAAGTTCACGAACCCATCGGGTAGCTAATCCATAGTCTTGAGGAGGGGGCCTTCGGGTCCCCTCCTTGGGGCGTACAAGGAGTCCGCCAATGCGTGTAGCAGTTCTAGTACATTTCTACGTTCCTTTTAGGTGTGCGGGCTCCGAAACGATGCTCCACTCCATGACGAAGGAACTTCTTGCGGCAGGCCATGAAGTTGTGGTCTTCGCAACGGTGATGCCCGAAGCCCCGGTACATTATGAGTACGAGGGTGTAGAGGTTATCGTCACCAACATTATCTATGCACGACAGAATATCATCACGTGGAAGCCTGATGTGATCATCACCCACCACGATAACACGATCCGTGCGAACAACATCGCCAAGAAGATGGGAATTCCACTGGTCTTCTTGTGCCACAATGACATGCACGGCGTGGAACAGGTGTTCGACCTACAGCCAGAGTTCGTGGTGTTCAACTCGGAATGGTTGAAATATAAACTAGAACGCCTAGGGATGCGATCCATGATTGTTCATCCCCCTGTGTTCCCAGACCAGCACAGGACGATTCCTGGTAACAAGGTGACCCTGGTCAACCTGAACGAACACAAGGGTTCACAGATCCTGTATGCGCTTGCGCGTCGAATGCCAGATGTGGAGTTCCTGGCGGTCGAAGGAGGACATGGCACACAGATCATGCCACCCCCAGACTTGAACAACGTGGACTTCGTCAAGCACACAGACAAGATGCGTGATGAGGTGTGGTCCAAGACCAAGATTCTCCTGATGCCCTCGGTTTACGAGTCGTATGGTATGGCTGGTGTCGAGGCAAACGCCTCGGGGATTCCGGTTATTTGCCACCCAACTCTGGGACTCCTGGAGTCACAAGGTGAACACGGCATCTTTGTTGACCGTGATGATCTGGACGCGTATGAATCCGAAATCCGACGACTCTTGCAACCCGAGGAGTGGGAGGCAGCTTCCGAGCTTGCCTTGAAGAGGTCGGCAGAACTAGATCCCAAGGTCGAAATGTTGGCCTGGGTCTCCGAACTCGAAAGGCTTGTCGATGGGAGTTAAGATCCGAAGTGGCAACGGTGTGGTCGTAGAGGCCTCTGAGAAGACCGCTAAGCGCCTAGTAGAGCAAGACGGGTGGTATTACCTCAAAGAGGTTCCCGAGTCCGTACAGACGATCTCAGGGCCTGTTGCGCCCAAGAAGCGGGGTCGTCCCCCCAAGCAGAAAGAAACCAATGACTAAGACTGCGCCCATTACGGGCTATCGAGAACTGTCCGACGAGGAACTCCGTATCGCGAACGAGCTGAAAGAGTTGGCACAGCTCGTGGGTGACCATGTGGATGCTGTGTTTGCCCGCGAGGACACCGACAAGCGCTGGGCCTCGATTGGTCGTACCGATCTCCAGACCGGTTTCATGGCCCTGATTCGTTCTGTTCTCCGTCCCACCACGTTCTAAGGAGTTCCAGTGAGCTATGCGTCAGTCCAAGACGTCATCGATCGGCTGGGCAGGCCACTGGAAGCCGGGGAAACCCAGATTGTACAGACCCGCCTGAACGACGTTGAGCTAATCATCCGTAACCGGCTTCCTGATCTGGATACCCTTGTGGCAGACGGAACCCTGGATGTCGAAGTAGTCATCATGGTTGAAGCCGAAGCGATCCTTCGACTGATCCGAAACCCAGAGGGGTACACCGCTGAAACAGATGGCAACTACTCCTACCAGATCAGTGTCAAGGTCGCCTCGGGGCGTATCGACATCTTGGCAGCCGAGTGGGCACTTCTGGGTGTCCGCGCGGGAGCTTATGTCATCCGGCCATATATCGGTCCTTACCCAGGACGTTGTTACCCACCGTACCCGTGGGAAGATATTGGGAGTTGGCCAGCATGAGCCTTCTAGACACAGGACGAGAGATAGTAACCATCTACCAAGAGATCGAGACTACCGACTCGGATGGAAATACAATCACCAAGGCAGGGCCAACAGGAGTAGAAACCATCGCAGCCGTTCAGTTGGCTGCGCAGTCTGGTACTTCTGCGCGCCGTGCCGAGCAGGACAACGAGGGGTTCGAGTCCGAGCAGGTTTATCGTCTCAGGCTTCCGAGGTCTTTCACTATGGTGATCGGGGCTCAGGCCCAGGTCGAGTGGCTTGGTGTGAGGTGGTCCATTATTGGTAAGCCCCGTAGGTACAACGGGTCCAACACAACTGCCCACACTGACTATATCATCCGTAGGAACTAAGATGGTTGCTGTGAGGTTGATCGGCCGAAAGGCCATGAACAAGATTATCGCTCCGCAATCCGAGGTTCAGGCGGAAGTCCGAAAGCAGGCTCATCGACTGGGCAGGATTGCAGAGGCCCGCCTGGCAGCACACCGCAAGACAGGCGACCATAAGATTGTGATCGAGAAGCGAACATCAATGAAGTATGGGTTCCTGGATTACCTGATCAGCCTGGAGGGGTCTGCCCCTCTCAGTGTCGAGTTTGGTCACCGCAACCATCGTGGTGGTTATGTCCAGGGTTTGTACATCATGACCAGTCTGCTATAGGAGGTAGACATGGCGGTAACGCCGAAGATGCCCCGTATTCAGGCTGTGGTGCTCCCTCTCCTGATAGCGAGGCTAGACCCGTCTGTGACCATCGGGTCATGGATGAGAGATGTGGACCATGACAGGACATGGCCGGTTGTCAACGTGCGTCGGCTTGGGGGCCTCCCCAACGACCCACAGCGTCTGGACAAGCCTGTCATTGAATTGACTGTGTACCACGATCAGGGCATTGTCCCAGCCGAAGATTTGTATCTACAGGCCCGCGAGGTTATCTACGAAGCGTGGCTTGCTCAAACCGTAGTCCCGGGTATTGGTTATATTCACTCGTATTTTGAGACGTTCGGTCCTTCCCAGTTCGATTCACCGTTCGATGATACATGGCGCATTCAGGGACTGATCCAACTTGGTCTCCGACCGCATAATTAGATGAGGAGTAAGCAAGAATGGCAGAAAATGATGTCGCCGTAATCACACCGGCAAGGGGTTATATTTACCTTGCCGCGACCGGAACGGCACGACCAACCCCAGGTGCTATCGATTCGTTCGATCCTGCCGTGGGACTTTCGGGCTGGGTTTCCATCGGGCATACTGCCCGTGACGAACTCCCAACCTTCGGCTTTGATGGTGGTGACACTGAGGTCAAGGGCACCTGGCAGAACGCTTCGCTGCGCGAGGTTGTGACCGAGGTTGCTTCCGACTTCGTTACCTTCAACTGCCACCAGTTTGACGAGACTGTTCTGGGTCTGTACTACTCGGTGGCCAATGGTGGGTCTACCGAAGGCGTGTTCGAGGTGCAGAGTGCGCCGACCACGCCAATCGAGAGTGCCATCGTTATCGTCATCATGGATGGTACGACCCATATTGCCATGTGGGCTTCCAAGGTTTCCATTCGACGTGAAGACGCGATGGAACTGTCGATCGATGAGTTTGCGTTCATGCCGCTTCGTGCGACGTTCCTGAAGAACTCTACTGATCCTCTGCTCGCATGGGTGTCTACCGACACCGGGGTTAACCACTCCTAATCGGTAAGGGGGAGCACGGTTCCTGGCGGACCCGCCGTGCTCCCCTTTTTTCACTGGGTCCCCCACAAACTACGAAGGGTTCGCCATGAGTAACAGTTTCAGCCTCGATGACCTGAACAAGGCCATCGAAACCAAGTACGCCCCGTTCACCATCACTGCTGGTGGGTACACCTACAAGCTTCGTCAGGTTCTCAGGCTTGCCTCATCTGAGCGAGCCGTTGTGGTGAGTCTCCTGAAGGATATGGATTCCATCAGTGACGACGAGCCCGACGAGGAAGAGATTCTTGATGTCATGGAATCCATCTTGTCGACCATCACCGCAGACGGCCGTGGTGACGATCTGGTTTCGCTCTTGGAACACGACATTGTCCGGGTAAAGACCCTGATCGAGATGTGGATCGAGGCGACCCAGGCGGGGGAAGCATCGCCCTCGCCCGCCTAATAGACCAGGCTGGTGAGGCTATCCTTGCGGATCTCCAAGCCGAGTATGGTCTGAACCTGGTTGATATCGTCCGGACGGGGTCTCACGACCCCGCCACCATACTTGTGCTTATCAAACAATTCCCCCTTGGGTCCAGGACGGTTGCCGCCCTACGAGGCGGTGAACAATTTATTGGCTGGGATGTGGACCGGTATCTTCTGGCACAGCTTATCGACGGCGTGAACCGTGTGGCCTATACCGTGGCAGCGGCTAACTCCAAGAGGAAGCCAAAGGCTCCAAAGCCTACCGTTCGACCTTCACGTGCACAGAAGAGTACGGGAGAATCCAATCCGTTCCGACAGCGTCTGAACGCAGCCAAAAAGGCTAAGGGAGGATAGTATATGAGCAGCCCTGGCGGCTCTACCATTGGTCGCGTATCCGTCAAGGTTGTTCCGGATACCTCCAAGTTCAAGCAAGAACTAGAAGCACAGCTCAAGAAGACTCTGAAGGACATGAAGGTCAGTATCGACGTCGAAGCCGATACTGCCGCCGCACGAGCCGAGCTTGAAGCACTCAAGAAGAAGATTGATTCTCTTGACAAGACTGTTCGTGTCAGGGTCAACAAGGACGACGTCAAGGGTTTGAAGGATATCGGCGGTGCTGCGACTTCCGCAGGTGAGGGATTCAGTAGCATGAGCAGGTTCGCCCTCATCGGCGTTGCTGTTTTGGTTTTGCTGGCACCCGCACTGGCTCTGATTGCAACCCTGCTGGCCGGACTCCCGTCGTTGCTGTTCCTGGCAGGCGGTGCGTTTGCGGCTGTAGCCTTGGGCATGGATGGTATCACCAAGGCAGCAGAAGTATTCGGACCTTCTATCGAGAGTCTGAAGAACTCGTTGTCTGCAACATTTGAACAGGGATTGACCCCGGTATTCGAGCAATTGAATTCTGTGTTTCCAGTCCTTGAACGTGGACTGAACGTGGTTGCCGAAGGTCTTGTGTCGGTAGCACAAGGATTCACCAATGTGGTTACTTCTTCGGAGGGCATGGCCCAGATCGAGAACTTCCTGAATAACACAGGACAGTTCTTCCAGCAGATTACGCCGGGTATCGAATCGCTCACCCGCACCTTGCTGACTCTGGCAAGTGCTGGTGCCGAGTCGTTCGGCAAGCTGGCCGATGTGTTCAACACCTTCACCAAGGGTTTCGACGACATGATCCAGGAGGCTGTCAAGTCTGGCACCCTGTTTGATGCCCTCGATGGCCTGGCCAAGGTAACAGGTGCTTTGCTTGACGTGTTCACCAAGTTGTTTGGTGCGGGTCTTGACGCAATGGGAGTCTTGGGTGGTCCGATCGCGGATCTATTCAAGGGCTTTGGTGACGCCTTGGTGTCGCTGATGCCAGCTCTGACCAAATTGTCAGAGATTCTGTTCAACGTCTTGGGCAAGGCATTCGAAGCCCTGGTTCCCATCTTCGACAAGTTGACCCCAGCATTCCTGAAGCTGGCCGACATCTTCGGTGAGCTTGTGGGTGGAGCCCTGGACGGACTGAGTCCGCTTCTCGAAACAATCGCCAAGATCCTAGGGGATACACTCCTGAAGGCATTGACCGCCCTTGAGCCGTTCATCGAACCATTGTTGAACGCATTCAAGGAACTGGCTCTGATCATCAGCGAAAAGCTGATGCAGGCCTTCACCGACTTGATGCCGTTGTTCGATCAGATCGTCAAGTTTGTCACGGATTTGCTGACCGCAATCACACCGCTGCTTCCCTCGCTGATCGAGTTGGGTTCGGAAATTCTTCAGGCCATCATTGATGTGATGAAGGATCTGATGCCCCACCTCATGCGGTTTGCAGAAGAGGTATTGCCTCTGATTATCCAGGCAATCAAGGACCTGACTCCGTTTATCCTGGATATGATCGACGCCTTTATCAATATCGTGCCTGCAATTGCAGACCTGGTGGGGTGGATCATTGATAACCTGGTACCAGCCTTCAACGGTTTCTTGCAGATCGTGAAGGATGTGATGGGTCCTGTCAAGGATATCATCAAGGGTGTCATCGAATACATCACTGGTGTCATCGACGCATTCATTGGTCTGATCACAGGCGACTGGGGTCAATTCTGGGATGGTATCCAGGAGATGGCCAAGGGTGCTGTGGATATCCTGGGTAGTGTCATCGAAGCCGGACTTGACCTGGTCATCGATTTCTTCCTCGGTCTTCCACTGGAAATCATCGGTTCGTTGGGTGATACCGGAAAGATGCTGGCCGATGCCGGTCGAAAGATCGTCCAAGGTTTGATTGATGGTATCAAGTCCATGATCGGTGCTGCTGGTAACGCAATCAAGGGTGTTGTCGATAACATCCGGAGCTTCCTGCCCTTCTCCCCTGCCAAGCAGGGTCCGTTCTCGGGGCGCGGGTGGACAACCTTCTCCGGTGCGGCTCTGGTCGAGGGGTTTGCCGAAGGTATTCGTTCAGCAGCTCCTGATGCAATATCGGCAATCGAGGATGTGGCTGGGCAGACTCAGGCTGCTATGGATATCGAAGCAGCAGTACAGTCTGACGGATTTGGTAGCATCAGCGACAAGGTTGCTGCTGCGCTCAGCGGCTGGTCTGTCGAAATGGACGCAAATGGCTTGACCCGAATGGTCAACAAGACCAATAATCTGAACAAGAGGCGATAATGGTTTCCTGGTACCTAGGCCCATTGGGCAACCTCCGTGAACTGGACACTCCGGAGGTCAGCATGACCATCACGGATGTTCGTTATGGTGGAGTCCATCAGGCTCTGAGTGGTGCCAGGACTATGGATACCACCGGAGTCAAGCAGGATCTAGCGCTGTCGTTCCGCCTCCTCACCGAGGCGGACTACCGCTGGCTCCAGGCGTTGGCTTCCCGGCACATCCCTGGCCCGCACCGCCTTATCAACCCGCTCCGCAAGAATCGCCTGTCAGAATATGGTGCTTCGTGCAATGCGGTCAGTTCTTCCCGTCCTGGTCTCCGGTTTTCTGCCGGGGACTGGGAATGGGTGTCCGACTTCCCTTCAGCAGCAGGCTATGGCACTCGTTGCCTGAGGTGGACCGGACGCACAGCATCGAGTATTGCTGCGTGGGACCCTGATATGCACAACCCCATCTTCCCACTTGAACAGATCACGGGGTCTGTGTACATCAAGGGCGACTCGGCCATCTCCGCGTTGCTGAAGTTCGACTATTACGACAAGGACAATGTACTCCTGTCATCGTCCACCACGGAGGCTACGGCGGTCACCACGTCGTGGGCTAGGTACACCATCACCAGGACGGCCCCCAGCAACGCCTGTGCGGCCCGTATGGTCTTGTCGGCAGTGGCTACTACGTCTATGAACCTGTCAGCCGCACAGGTCGAATCAGGGGCGTCTGTGACGTCGTGGGACCTGGGTGGCGGGGCACCGGCAGTCCTGATCGACCAATTGCCGTCAACCTCACCGAGGTATCCACTCATGGATTGCACAATCACACTATTGGAGGCGTAAAAATGCAGAACCAAGGAGGTGCCGAGGCTACCACAGCCATCAAGGCATCAGACCGCGAGTTCCGTATTCGTCTCCTGGCCGACTGGAACCGGGATGGGTTGTTCACCCACGCGTTGAGCGACCTGTCCCGTTACGCACGTGATGTCAGCACCGACAGGTCCCTGAAGGGGTCTGCTCCACAGGAAGTAACCCTCATCGAGGGTGCTGGTGCTGCTCAAATGGATGTAATTCTGTCTGGGGAATACACGGGGATTCCGTTCTCGGGTATTTTCAGCCCGTATCAGCCTAGGTCTCCCTTTTTCCACCAGGAAACCATTGGTGTCGAGATTAAGTACGACATCGGCGTGCAAACATCCATCGGAATGGTGTGGTACCCCCAGTTTATCGGCAATGTCCGGAGTATCACCCCGAATAGGGGCTCAGGACTGGTTTCCCTGAGTGCTATCGACCGTGCAGAACTCATGCGCAGGCCTATTACGTTCCCTGTGTGGGCTATCTACGACTACCACGCTTCGCGTGGCATCATCGAAGCCCAATTGGCAGATCCGCAATGGGTTATGGACCACTGCCTTCGTGAATGTAAGGTCAGCCCAACCCCCTACCGTCCCACTTCCCGTGAAGAGAATGGTTTGGACGATGACGACGTCACCGGACCCCAGATTTGGATCAACGGAACGGGTTCGTGGCTGCCATCTATTGGGTGGCTGGACAACTGGAACGTACAGACCTACCCCTTCACCGAAGACACGGGCGAGGTCATGTACAACCTCCTGGGTCCTACCAATCCCAACTCCCCGGAGCCCACAACGCCACCAATGGCGTTGGCAGCACTCGGAACAACCGGTGATTCCATCCTGAAGTACTGGTGCACCGATCGTGACCGGATGTCTTCTCTGGGTATGCAGGTTCTTGGGTTCACACTGAACCTACGGGGGCCTCGCAACACCTTTTACCTGACCGCAGCCGAGCACGAAGTTATCCATGTTCGTCTGGGAGAATTTTATGTCATCTCCGTGATGATCCAGAACGGACAGGTCTGGACCGAGTTCGAAGACGAGACTCTGGTTACGACGGCCATTTCGTCCAAGGTTAATATCCCCACGACAGGGGATTACCAGCGTATCAACGTGGTGTGGGACTACTTCAATGCCGCAGGACCCCAGGTTTATGTGGCGGCTGGTGTCAATACCAACAACTCGGGTAACTACCAGGATCTTGGGTCTGCCAAGACATGGGTGGCTGCTGTCGATGAGCTTAAGGGCTTGTTCACCGTGGATCACCGCTGTTCACTCAGCGATATTTACTACACCGCAACCAACTTCGGGTCTTTGTCCGTGGCTTCTGCTCTCCAGTGGGGTGGCAGGACGCCTTCGTACACGGCGGTGTTGGACAACGGGCGGAACGGGCTGTCTTATATGCCGGTTCACCAGGGAGACGACGCCTGGGAGGTCGCGGCCAACGTGGCTTCGGCCGAGTTTGGGTCCATCTTCTGGGATGAGTCAGGTATTTTCAGGTTCTGGAATGCAGAACGTATGCGGAATCTACGTAGCACCATCGTCAGGGAACTGACACTGGATGATGTGACCGGTTTGGAAATCACCAACTCGTTGGACTCGGTGCGAAATATCTGGACAGTCCAGTCCGGGAAACGACGAGCCTTCCAGGCTGCGTCGTACGAATCCAACTCGGAATGGGAGTTCTACGTTGAAGGTGCGGAACGTAAACTGTTCCGGATCTGGTCGGACGAGGTTCTGAGTCCTAACCCAGGTAAGATCACCAGGTACAGTTCAACCGTGGGAGGACCAATCCCCGAATGGGATGACATCCTGGATCATGGGTATGTCGTACAGTGGTACGACGGGGCTAACTGGGCTGAGGATGATGGTAAGACCTCAGGGGTCGACATCTATGTGTACTTCGACAACCTGGGCCAGGTCGTGGTGAACTTCTATAATGGGTATGCCGAACCAGCACGTCTTGCAAAGGATACTGGGGGCGCAGCATTCCGTGTGGGTGGAACCCGGATCGAGACCTTCGACTCCCAGCTCACCCTGTTCAAGGCGCAGGACTCTATCGACACCTATGGTGGTAAGAACCTGCGGCTGTCCGGAGACTTCTACCAGGAGATGGTGAACTACGGGGGCATGGTTTCCTACCTCATGCCAGGGACCGAGCTTCCAGTTCCGACAACCCAGGCCATCACCATCGCAGGCGACCCCCGCCTTCAGTTTGGCGACACCCTGAGGATTCATGACAGGGATGGTTTCGGAGAACGATTCGACGTTCAGATTCAGGGTATCCGCAGGCAGTATTCTGTGGACTCGGGACTGACCGACACACTCTCAGTTGAATTGATCGCAGCACCAGCAGGTATCTGGGACTCCAACCAGTACGGCATCTGGGGCTCTACCTTCGTTTGGGGTTAACATGGCACTTACTCTGCCGATGAATGATGCGGTGGCTGGTAACGTTGCCAGCTCTGCGGACTACAACATCCTTATCGACAATATCCTGGACTTGGACACCCGAGTCACGGCGGTGACTCCGGGTACCCCGTCCAACATCGAACGCAGGCATAACGCTTCCCAGGCTATTTCTGCTACTACCAACACCAAGGTCCCTTTCGATACATCTCTCAATGCTGGGTCGGGGATTACCTACACGGGTAGCACCACGAGGTCATTCACATTCGCGACTGCGGGTGTCTACACGTTCTCTTCCAGTATCCGAACGGATGCGAACGCCGGTCTGTATCTGTGGTTCGCACCCACATCCGATGCGACCCAAGACAGGGGTAAGAACGCCGCAACCGGCGGTGTGTCCCTCGGGACGTCGGCTACCTTCCGTATCGCAGCAGCCGATGTGTATTCTGTGTGGATGTGGTCTTCTATCGGTCTTAACCTCGTACGTGAGTCAGGGACGGGGAGGGCTCCCTGGATCTCCATCGAATACATGGGACCGCTATAATGACGGAGGATTACACGGTGCATTCCATTGGAATGACAGAGCTGTATACCGAGATAAGGTCTCTCGGGGACAAGTTGTCCGAATACATCAACAGACACGACGTTGAATCGGCAACCCAGGGTCATGAGATCATGGAGCTACGCAAGGACTTGACCACCCTCGAAGGTAAGTTTGAATATGAGACTCAACTACGTCAAACTTCGTCCAGGCAAGCAGTATGGGCAATTTTGACCTCCCTTGTGTTTCCTGTTCTTGTGGCCGTGGTTGTATTTATGATCGTAAACAAGTAGAAAGAGGAATTATGTGGACCGCACAGTACTGGAAGGCCCTTGCCGAAGAGACGGTACAGGGCTTCGCCGCAGGTGTCCTGAGTGTCACCGGTTTGGATGTTCTGGATGTCCTGCACCTGGATTTTAAGGCTGCGCTCGGCGTAGGCCTTGGTGGCGCAGTCCTGGTTGTTCTGAAGGGCTTGGCCCTGAAGAATGTGGGTGCTCCCCACAGCCCTAGTATCGTGAAATAACACAGAAACGCAAAAAAGCCCCCACCCGGAATCCGGGTGGGGGCTTTTGTTGTTTTACTCTAGGTCGAAGTCGCCGGTGAGGATGTCGATGTAATCCTCAAGGTCCAGGTCGTCTTCACCTTCTGGATCAGCCATCAGATTCCTCGGGATCTTCGTCGGACTCGTCTTCCATTTCCTGCCAGAGCCGGTCAAGCTCATCGTCGGACAGGCCATCACCATCGGCACTGTGCTTACCCATTATCAACCTCCTCCTCCTCAGGCCACTTGGGTTCTATTTCATTCAACTGTGCAATGAAGACCCGAAGGTCTTCGTCGTCCGGGTTAGTCATCTTCCCAGGGACGGATGTAATCATCTGCTTCACGACCCAAGATGTCGCGAATCTGTTCCATTTCCTCTTGGGTCAGTTTATTGCCGTTGGGATCAGTCATCGTCTTCCTTGTCCAACTCCTCGTGCAACCGCTTCTGGACCTTCTCGACCAAGTCCTCCGGGGGCGGATCGTTGTCAACTGGTTCACTCATTTTCCCCAACCTCTTCCTGTGCAGTCGTCATCGCATGAACTTGCGTTTCGACCACCGCAGTGGTCACACACGTAGATGTTATCAGGGATTGGGTGGCTCCTCGCCCGGCGGGACGTAATCCGGGAGGAGTTCGTACAGCTCAACCACAGACACCCGGAATGGATCTGCGATCGGAGCCTTGAAGAAGTGGAACTCGGACAGCTCAGGCAGTGACTTCAACCAGACCACAAGCTTGGCCTTCTGGTCGAAGATTGCCAGTGGCTTCTGTGGGTAGGCGGTGTGAACCGTCCAGAGCCAGGTAACCGGGGGCATTTACTTGCACCTTTCGTCGTGGGGGAACTGTGAAATGTTCCCCTCCTTGTAACCATTCATGTAGACGTAGTAGTCCCCGTTCCGACAGAACAGGATGACATCCGAGCTGTTGTCGGGCGTCCTGAACATGTCCAGAACCCTGTCGGGGTTGTTTGCTGGGCCTGAGACGGCCTGTGCAGCCCTGTAAGGGGCTGACCCACACCCAACTAGGGCTAGGGCCACTGAGACGCTTAGAATCGATCTGAGAGCCTTGTTCATGGTTGTCAGTCCTTCCACTGTAGTTGAAGGTGGTTCATGACCACCTTGTTCCACCTGGCATCGGCCAGTGCGTGATGCTGTACACCCAACTGGGCTGGTAGCTGATCGATACCCAAGCGATGGATCTCCTGCTTCAGGTCCAGGGTGTACCAGGGAAGCTCGTCCGGCATGTCGACCATAGTCCCGAACAACTGGGCCAGGATCACATGATCGTAGTCGGCGTAGTATCCCCATAGTTCATGGTCTTCCTCGGGGGAATCCAGCACCAGGAACTTGTAGACCTCGTCTCGTATCTGGTGTCGGTGTAGCAAAGCATCCGGAGTGTCGTACAGCCAGGGGAACACATTGTCGACCAAGAAGTGACCCGCAGGCACGTTGGCAGGATCGAAGTCCGCGTTCTCCAGGTACAGCTCACGACCATCCTCGGCAACAATGCCGATGGAAATCAAGTCGATGGGGTTTTCCCATCCGTTCTCATAGAACTCGGTGTCGTAGAAGAACCTCATGAGGTTTCCTCGTCGTACCGGGACCCGAACTCCTCGCGGTTCGGATTACTGGAACAGTGCTCCTCGTGGTGTGAGATCATCGCATCCGGAACCTGCCCACTACAGTATTGACACCTAGCCATGTCAGTCATCTGTCTCCTCCTGGTTTTCTGGGTTGCTTGCACAGATTGTCGTGTGGTTGTAAATCCACCTCTCGGGGAAGCACTGGCTACAATGGGGGCACTTCTCTTGCCCGTGGGTGTAGAAGTTACCCATGTCATTGGTCTTGCCCATTGTCCTCCTTCTTTTCGAAGTGCTTCTTGAGCCCATAGATGTTGATAGGACCAAACAAGGCCACGGTCACGAAGAAACCATACTGGTGTGTCGTCAAGGCATACGCAATCCATCCAACCTGGTTGGCAAGACCCAACCATAGTCCGGACACCCTACCCCTGATTACCAGGAAGTAGTTGAGTGCTCCGGAGATAGCCAAGACGTAACTCCAGTACTCCACGACACTCCCTAATCGATGTAATCCCAGTAATCCACGGTAGGCCTTCGCAGTTCGAACTCTTCTACGAAAGCCTGGACGATGTCGTTCTGCTCATCGTATTCCATCTGGTCGAACCCGGCGGGGAGGTCGACAACTCCCCGCCAGGACTCCGGTTTGTCGAAGTAGATGACCAGCTTTTCTCGATCTACCTTCACCACGTCACGGTCACCTCAACCTTGGCTGCTCGTAGGAGCTTGAATACGTGCTCAAGTTCCGTGTCTTCCAGGTCATGGCCGAAGAACTGTTCGGCCATCTCCCACACCGTAGAATTCTCGATGTCTTCTACAGCATTATCACAAAGAAACTCGACGTACCTCTTCAGATCCTCGTCGAAGGGGTTGGTTGTCTGGACCTGAGTCACGTTACTGGAACCGACAGCAACCTGTGAAGAACCACCACTAGTGGTTACGTTGATGTTCACTGCTCCCCCTTATGAACCGAATCGTTCTCCAGAAGAATCTTATACTTCTGCTGGGTCTCGCGGTGCCAGACGATGATCCCCTCAGCCTTGGCATCCCACTTGGCTCCGGGAACATAGGAGTGGAAAGCCATCAGGTTGTTGATAACCGTAGGAATGGTGTTGTAATCCGCCTGACCCTCGAAGAGGACCGGAACGAACTCGACCAGCCCCGAGTTCTCGATACGCTCCTTCTCTACGTCGTTGAACTTCCACGGAGAGAAGTGGGCGAACCTCTTGCCCTCAATGCCGAGGGGGTTCTTCTGGATACCTTCGCCGAACCACTCACCGAAGTGAACTCCGTAGCCCAACACATCCGTCAGAGCCCCCGCGTTCTCGTAGGCCCACCTGGCAAACCCGAAGTTGTCGTCGTCTGGGGTGATCAGTCGCTTACGTGACTGGGTCGTGAGTTCCCCATCCAGGATACGGATACACGCGTTGGTACCATCAATCTTCTCGGTGATGGTCAGGTACTTGTGGAACCTGGGAGTTGAATCCCATTTGATGAAGTCGATGCTCAACCGATCCACTCCCCTTCGTCATCGTATTCGGAGAAACTGTGAGGCTGTCCACAACAGCCACAACCTTCATCATATGCCGACATGCCCGTGACGTCTTCCCACTCGGCTACGGCCATGCGGTAAGACAAACCCTCGCGGGTTGCTTTGTATGCCAGTGCGCCAAGCCACCTGTCTTCACCCTTGGTGTGGAAGATACCGTCTTCCATGTCCTTTGCCCACTGAACCTTCCAGCCTGCGGTCTCCAGGTCCTTCCAGTTCTGGTCGGACAACCACCATCCCCCACCAGAGTTGTTGGAACTGTATTCGATGTAGCTCACAGTCGCACCAGCTTTCCTACTAGTTCAAGCACGGAATCTGAGGGGTCATACGTACGCCACGAGTAGCTTTCGTTTACCTTCTTGACGTGGTCCAGCTCCTCAAACAGCGCCTTGCACACTTCCTGCCTGGTTCCCTTCTCCACGCCATCATGATCCAAGGACGTGTAATCCTCGAAGGGCGAAGGGCAAGAACAACCAGAATCACGTGCCCAGTAGAACAACTTAGGGTCTTCCTTGGACTGCCACACAACGGTGAAGTCGAACTCGTAAGACTCTTCATGCCAAGACACTTCACCGATGGTCGTGATACCAAAAGCTTCGGGCTGGTAGTACAGATCCGGGTTGTCGTATCCCATGTCAGCTCTCCTTCTGTGCGAGGTTGGCAATACCAATCGCAATAGCCTGCAAAGCCTGGAGCTGTGCTGCTTGGATGATGATGTTGGTAGCCAAGGTGTTCTTCTGGTGGGGATTGTGGGTTTCCAACTCGTCCAGCAATTCTTCCAAACCGTCTGCGATGTTGGCCCCGATGATCGGGAAGCTGTTGATGTACTCGTTCAGGGTCTTGACGTCACTCATTGTGTTCTCCTTTATCGGTTGGGCTTGAGGGCGAGTGCCCGAAGATATTGAAGAAGGGCTTCCTTGAAGTCCTCCTCGTTTCCTGCTGACTTCCATGCAGTGTGGTTTCTGTCCGCCTCACTGATAGCAATATGAAATTCGTATAGGCTTGGGTACGGCATTATTCTCCCCTTCAGGGGAGGCCCCTTGCGGGGCCATCCCGTCTAGTTAACGTCCGCGTACAAACTGCCCCACGAGCGACGACCAACCTCGGCATCCGTGTCGATGAAGACCGGACCCAGGGTTTCACTCATGTGTCGTGCTACTTCTTGTGCTCCCCACTCTGCCCGTGCTTCGGGCATGGACATCAGGATCTCGTCGTGGACAGGTAGGCGCATATACGGCCCAAAACCAGCCCTGTATGCCCTCAGGATGCCACGACACGTGATGTCCCTACTCGAACTCTGCACCATGTAGTTGAGAGCGCTGTAGGCCCTGTGGTGGTCCACAGGAAGGCGTCGCCCGAAGTGGGTTGTGATGTATCCATCTCGTTGGGACAATACAGACAACTCGTCGGCATACCTGGTTACACCAGGGTACCTCTTGTCGAATGCCTCGACCACCTTCTTGGCCTGCATGAAGGTGAGCCCGGTTTGTTCTGCAACAACCTTGGCACCACCACCAAAGACGCGGGCAAAGTTGGTGATCTTGCCCGCCTTGTACTCCTTGGTGTCTTTCAAGACATGATCCCCGAATGCTGCCTGTGCAGTCAGGAGGTGAAGGTTCAGGTCGTGCTTGAACGCATCAATCATGGTCTTGTCACCACTCAGGGCTGCCAGAACACGAAGTTCCTGACCCTTGTAGTCGACACTCACGATGCGGTGTCCGGGTTCCGCAACAAAGCACTTACGGATGGTGTAGTCAGACGCAGGGAGCGTCTGAGCCGGGATACCCGTGATCGACATACGTCCAGTCCGAGCCTGGAGTGTGTTGATCGATGCGTGACACCTACCGTTGGAGTCCATGTTGTTCAGGAATCCATCAACCCATGTGGTACGCCACTTCCTCGCCTTCTTAGCCTTCTGGACAGCAATGGCAAACTCGTCGTTTTCCTTCACGAGCTTATCCAGAATTGTCTTGGACACCTGGAGCTTACCTGTAGGAGTCCTGTCCTTGAGGACAACCCCACGACTCAGGAGAACCTCGGCTACCTGATCGGTAGAGTTGACATTCTCGCAGCCGAACCGAGCTGCGATATCCGAGTACTTCTCCTCGTCTTCGTGAAGTTCCATCGACAGATTCTGTGTGTACTCCACATCAAGAAGGAATCCTTCTCGGTCCATGTAGGTACACACCTCTGCAATTTCGTGCTCGAAGTGCACGAGTTGCACGGCAGAAGCCGGAATCAACTTCCTCTGAATACCTACCAACCTAGCCGGGAAGATGGTGTCCATCCCCGCATAGATGTTGTACAGAGGATGATCCAGGTCGATCTTCTCGAATATCTTGGCCTTGGTGGTCTTGTACTCCTTGGCAAGGGTGGTCATCAAACCCTTGACATTGTCTGCCAAGTCCTCGTCTAGGTAATGGCGTACCAGGTCTTCCAACGAGACACCAATACCACCCTTGAGCTTGTCCCGAGGGTCGATCAGCTTGGCCTGGATCTCGGTGTCTACCGCCTTGGGCCAGAGCTTCTCCATCGGAATACCCAAACACCTATCGACAACCTTGAAGTCGAACGCAAGGTTCTTACCCACGATCTTGTCCACAGCCATCAGGGTTTGGATCGTTACGGTGATGTAGTCACCGCCTAGCTCAACCGGCAACACCCACGCTTCGTGTTGGTTACCGAACTGGACTAGGCGAAGGCGGTATCCTCGGGAGTAAATATCGAGCCCTGTGGTCTCCGTATCAAACGCCAAGACACGGAGGTTCTTCCGAACAAATTCCTTAAACAGTTCCAGGTCTTCGTACGACTCGACTCGGTGAACCCGAACCGGATCACCTTGAACATGAAGTGTCCATGTCTGCATTCCATCCCGTCTTTCCTATACGTAGTGGCCTCTCTGATCGATGTACAGGAGCATGTCTTCTCGGGTTTCGATTCGCTCATACTCCTGGCACAACGTCAGGTTTTCTTCTCCCAACACACGGTGTTCGTTGTTGTGCCACAGGCACCGGAGGGTGAAGGGCAGTGGTGTTCCACCGCCATTCAACCGCCACAAGCACATCCTGAATGCGGAATCCTCCGCGCCCCACCCCTCGAAGCGTTCGTCGGACCCGCCGGTTTCCAGGAAGGCCTCACGAGTCATGGCCAATACACCAGTCTGGAATGGCACTGCCAGATTAGGATCTGTTGTGCAAATAATCCGGGGAATACCACGAAGGATTTCGTTTGTGGCAAACTCGTTGTAGTAGTCCGTCCTGTCGAACAACGGAATCCAGTTCAACTCCAAGTCGTGGACAAGCATGGTGTAAGCCAGGTCGATCGCCGCAGTGCTGGGCAGGCAATCAGCACCAAACTGCATGATGATCGGTTTGGTGGACATCCTGAACGCGCGGTTCAGCGCACGAGAACAGTTGAACGGACCTCCCGGATCGTCAACACCCACACACAACTCAACTCCGGTCTTTTCCCACTCGGATTTGACGAAGTTCCACACTCTTTCTCTTTGGGGATCACCTCCCCGCCACGGAATCAGAACACTGATGTTTTCTCTCATGTTTCTCCTAAGAGGAGGGGGTCCCGAAGGACCCCCTCAACGAATTACCTGTCGAATTGTGGCTTGCACTGTCCGGGAGTGTCCCGAGGAGTCGGGCAGAAGAACCCGCTCCAGGCCTTACCAGACGCACTCACACCCGACTTAGCCACCATCTGACCGTGAGGGCACGTCTTTACCACACCACCCTGTCCAGCAGCCGACGCAGCGGGCTGCCCAGACTGGATCTGAGAGCCTCCCTGCGGCTGGGTAGGGGTCACGACAGGGGCCTTGTCTGCGAAGTACGCAGAGGCCTTCTGAGCCCTCTCAAGGAGGTCCGTGATCTGGGGGTCGTTGATCTGATCCAGAGCATCACCCACATCCTTACCGTGGATCACAACCCACGGAGCGTTGAACCCAACACCACCCTTGAGGGTTACCGTCACATGGCCCTCTGGAGAGGGCACCACAACAACCGACTTCTCCTTCGGGCGGATCACGCCCTGAGAATCGATATCAGCCTGCGCCTCATCCCCAGGGGTGTCGTTCCCCTCAGGCGCGGTCTCAAAAGGGTCGGTCTCGAACGGGTCGGTCTTCGTCTTCTTTGCGACTGCCATTGTTTTAACTTCCTTACTTCTTGGTGGGTTCTACATGTACATGCTTCTTGTGGAACTCTTCTTCGGTCTGTACTACGGGATCTGCCACTACCGCCTCCCGTAGCCGTCTGACACGTCGCCTTGCCAGTCAAACGACTTCGCACTCTGTGCTGCGCTATTGGACATTGCTTTTCTACCGCCATGACCGTCGTAATACTTTGGTGCCTTCAGGACTGTGATGTTCATCAGGTCCGTCAGTTTGTCGATGCTGCGTGTTACCTTCTTCGTGTCTGTTACTTGAAGATCATCCCTGTACTTACGCACAACGATCTGAAAATAATCGTCGTTTACCTTCTTCAGATCCAACATACCGTAAGAGATGTCGTGAGACTCGCTTACGGTGGCCACGTTGTAGTCCTTCAAGATCCCCGCATCCAGCATGGACCTGACCTGAATTGGACTGTATGGATTCTTTCCTTGAAAGAGGTTCCTCTTCAACTGATTCTCGGTGGCGATCTGGCCTGACATCTTAGACAGCATGGGTGCTGGATTATCCGAGGTCAAGCACTTTTCTAGTGTGCTAGGAGTTTCCAGCATCCTTACCCAAATGTCTTGACTCAGGTCTTCCCACTCTTCCAACGGCCACTTTTCCGCCGTGTTGCGAGCCGCTCGTTCCACGGCCCTGTAGAAATCCTCCGGAATGTCGTCGTTGTTCATTGTGCTCCTTGCTTATGCCGAACCCCGAAGGTCGGTTAGTTGTTCTGACCTTCCACTGCGACTCCAAGCACCACACCCAGAGCACCTGTACTGCTGGTACTTCCCGAGGTTGGTGTACTTGAACCCACGACGCACGAGTTCGGTACTTGCACAGTTCGGGCACACGTCAGCAGTCCCGTCATACAACGCATGACTAGGATGGTTCGTGATCCAAGGCCTGACAAGCAGATACAGGTCGTCTGTCAGCACGACGTCTTGAACGTTGTACTTCTTCATGGACTTCCAGGCCTTCGGATCACCTGCCAAGCAGTCGACCCACAACTGGAAACCAGCATGGGATGCCTTACCCGACAACCCGAGCTGTTGTGATACATGGTCCAGCTTGTTGGAAACAAACTTGAACTTGTTCCGCACAACCCGAAGCAGGTCAATCTGCTGGAAGGACGAGGTCGGACCCAGACCTGCCAACAAGAACTCACGCTGCAAGTGCGGGATGTCGAACGACGTCCCGTTGTAGTGAACCACCACGTCTGCTTGATCTAGCAGATCGTGGGCCTTCTGGATCATCTCAGCATGGCCGTCATGGAAGTCAGAGAAGAACATGGTCCTCTTCTCCCCGTGCCACTTGGCACCAAAACAGATAACCCTGCTTACTTCCTGCAACTGACTGAGGGAGACATTCTGCTTGAAAAGTCCCCACACATTGGCCACGTTGTAACTGGTCTCGATGTCCAGGACCAGAATCCTCACGTACTGACCTTCTTGCCAAGGGCATCTGCCAGTAGATCCAGCAGCGCCTCAGCCTGGTCCTGATCCAGGGTGTACTCTTCATAGTCAATGCTGACCGCGATAGTCCTGGTTACTTCAATGCTGTAGTCACTCATTGTCGTTCTCCTCTTCGTTGTGCGCGCCAAAACCAAACGAACCACCCACATGCTTCATGAGCTGACCTCCTGGCAGGGCGTCCTGCAATTGTTCCAGGAGTTCTTCTGCCTGGTCTACCGAGAGGTAGACATTGCCCCAATCGAAGGTGACCAGCATCCGGGATTCCATTACTACCTCAGGCAATTGACTTCCCCATCTTCTTGAGCACCGAATTGACACCGAACGTCTGGATTGTGGAGTTCACGTCATGGCCTTCCGACATGTTGATGATACGACCCTTGGGAAGGGTCTTCATTACATCGAAAGCGAAATCCCGACCTGCTTCGTCTCCGTCTGCCAGGATGTAAACCCTTTCGTATCCCTTGAACATCCTGTGGAAGTGTGACTTCCAGTTCTCCCGACCTGGAATACCCACGGACGGCAAACCCATCAGCTCAGCCGAAACAGCATCAAGCTCGCCTTCGCAAATGCATATCTCATCGTTGCTCCGCAACACCGACAGTGTGTTGTAGATATGGACTTGGCTTCCGGGGTGCGCCATGTACTTACCATGTTTGGCATGGTCGTGGTCTTCCAAGCACCTAAATCGCATGGTGATAACACACCAGCCCTGACCAGGACTCCACCTGAGGTAGGGAATAGCAAGCCATCCCCGATACATGTCGTGCCCAGGCAATGGGTCATCAACCACGCCAAGCCGGAACTTTTTTAGTTCCGGTCCTTCCAGTCCCCGACTGGCCAAATACTCTTCGGCCCTGCTTCCTGGCAGGCTTGCGTGGTACAGGGACGTAGCTTCCATCAAGAAGTTCTTCTGCGTAACGCTCGGCTTCTGCAAAATTCAGCCCCTCCTTTCTCATGATCAGGCTGATGACACCACCCTTCATCGCACACCCATGACAGGTAAACGCGTTGAGTTCTAGTGACACAGACGCTGAGGCACGTGTCTCAGCATGAAACGGGCACAAACATGGGAGCCAGGTTCGCCTGCCCCGAGGTGGTTCCCACTCGGGGAACCACCTCTTCAGCAGGACTACGATCGGAGGTTCAGTACCCACTCGAAGTCCTCCGTGATGAGCGAGTTCACGTCTTCCATCGTGACTCGAAGAATTCCCACACCCTTGGACACTGTGAAGGTCCAGGTGTGGTCGTACCCATCACCACGGGTGTAGTACCCAGAAGGGTGATCCTCTGCGAACCAATCTGCAAGAACGTTCAGAGCTTCGGTAGAGTCAGTCATCAGACTTCTTCCTCTCGTTCATGACATCAGTCCAGTACTTGACTACTTCGCATGGTGCACCCTGACTACAAGCTTCAGGGTCCGGGCAGTCATCGCATTGTGACCGTGGGTCACTCGTCGTCATCGTCATCCGGCTCCAGGTCAGTCCCGAAACACTCATCCGGGAACTGGCACTCACCGCCAAGAACACACTCCATTACAACACCTCCTTAGTAATCGGTCGTCGTGTCTGCCAACCTTGCGTCCTCGATCGTATAGTCACTGGGGTCCCCGGTGCCGTTGATGTAGACCTTTTCCAACTGGTATGCGATCTGATCGAAGGTCCAGTGGTAGTCGTCGTTGGCTTCGGATGCGTGGAACAAACCAGCATCCTCGTCCACACCCAGAGCAATATTGTCTCCCATGAACCCAACCGGGTCATGACCCAGAACCTGTGCGATGAGTGCCGGATTCGGCAATCCGGTCTCACCCTGGGCAGTAAGCCCGTAGAATGCGAGGTTCTCGAACTGCACACCGTCTCCCGCCCTCATCACAACAGCCTGAGGACGAGTCTCATTCCCTGCGACCTCTTCGAGGACACCCAGGCAACAGTAGGACTTGTTGCCATCGGCATCTGTCTTGCACAGTGCGCCGTCCGTCTGCTCAAGGTCGGGTTCACGCAGCTTGGCAACCCAGTCAATCATCAACTGGGTCGGCTTGTACTGATTGGTCATGCTCTCTCCTTCTTGTAATGCTTGTAAGTTCTTTTGCGCTTGGACTTAACGCCTTTTTCTTTTCCTATAGGAACCAACCTGTGCCCCACCACCAAAGCGGCAGGCGGGGTCAGAAGGTACTCATGTATCCCTTCTACTTCCTTAAGTGTTAGCCCCCCGAGCTTGTTTGCATTGCAAACATAACACAAAAGGCCCCTAACCACACAAGGATCTTCGTGCGAATGGTCAACATGAAGTGGTTTCTTGATGCTGTGCTTTTTTGGGCACAATGCACAGGTGTTGTTCTGTGCTAACAACATCTGATTGTATTCTTCCAAGGAGATGTTGTACCTGGTCCACAATCTGTAATCCTTGCCGCGATCTGCGTCTTCGGTGTACCGATTGCGTTCGCTCTTTTTGTGGCAGTCTTGACAGTACACACTAAGCCAGTCGGCTCTCGCTGCATTCTTGAAAAACTGCTCCTTCGGTTTTATCTCCCTACAGTGTGAACACCGCTTCTCCTCTGGGGCAGCAGGAAGCCTTTTTGACTTCTGTGGGGCTTCGGCGAAACACGCCGCGCAAATCCTGGTTTGTCCGCCTCGTTTGTTTGGTCGAGCGCATCTAGTACACAGCTTGTCCTTGGTTTTGATTACCAGTCACCCAGTTCCTTCCTCGCAGCTTCCAAGGCCTCTTCCACAGAAGGGCCTGTGTCACCGATGGTGTTGTCAGGATTGTCTGGGCAGAACATCTCGTGGTTTGCCGTGATGTTCTGCACACCTGCGATGGTCTTGTCACTGAATGGCGCGCCACAATACGCACAGTTGTCGTGAAAGTGTCTGGCCACGGTCATCCCCTCCTGGGTTTATTCAAGATTTGTTTGGGTTGTCCGAACATGACGCCTCGTGCGTGGCAACGATAGATCGAAGAGTGTCGTAGTCGGTGTGGTTGAAACCCTTACCACAATAACCACACGCGTCGTGGTGGTGGTCAGCCATTGATTTCCCTTTCCGTCACCCAATGGGTCGGGACAACCGCCCCGAACCCAACTCCGTTGGCCGAAACACCAACCCGAATCCCTGTGTGGGGATTCCTGTCGTCCAGGTAGCTCTCGAAGAATCCTGGGCTGATACCCAGGACCCATACTGGGTCGTTCAACTCGAACATGTCACTCCTGAATTAGGTAAGCGGCAAGCGCCAACAGCCCGAAGACTGTTACCACCACTCCGGTCATGATTGATGTCTGAACAATGCCCAGACTGAAGGATGCTGCCCCGAACCAGCCCCCGAAGAGACCGGCCAGGATGAGATACCCACCAACCTTGCGCATCACAGCGCTTTGTACGTCGTCATGTTCCAGGCGTTACCATCTCCGATGAAGTCCTTGAGTTCTTGCCACGACATCGGACTCTTGGTGAACCCGTTGGACTGGGTCAAGTACCACAACCCGTTGGTACGGAGAGCAACGAAGTCGTACAACACACCACCACGATCGTACTCCTTCTGGAACTTGATGACACACCCATTTCGGGGCTCCAAGCCAAACCGCATGAGCTGGTTAGCCCGCTTCTCGTTGTCCTTGGCATCGGCCAAAGCCTTCTCCGCCTCGCGAACCCGACGCTCGGCTGCTTCTACCGCAGTCTCGGTCTCGTACCGAGACGAATTCACATAGCTCACTTCATCCTCCTTGTCGTTATACACCACACCACAATCGTAGACCGTGATGTGGAATGCTGTCTTGCCCTCGCACGGGATCTGTGGAGTGACACAGCCCTTGTGGCTGTTGGTCCAGATGTGGTTAGCCCCGTTCGGTTCCAACTTCTCGTGGAATCCACAGTGATAGATCCTGTGATTACTAGCGGGATGTGACTTGACTCGGCAGTTCCAGAATCCATCGCAGTTGTGCTTCCACGGGCTGTCGTTCACCCTGCCCATTCCAACTCCTCTTGTTGTCTGCGTTGGTCGTCTTCCCACTGCTGCTCCGGAGGAGCTAGCTCATGGAGTTCCACATCCTTGAACGACATCCTGTTTCCTACGAATTCCAGTTCTGCCCAGGTCATTCCCGTGGGATCTGGTTGACCCCCACGAACCTTGACCTTGGAGATACACAAGATGTTGGTCTCGTCGTCCAACGGACGCTTGTGCAAGGTCAGGATCATCTCGGGTACTCGTCCGATCTGACCCTTGATACCATTCAACGGGATGGGTTTGTCTCCGTTGTTGTACTCCCCCTTCACGTGGTGAAGACCAATGACACACGCTGCTGTCTCTCGTGCCATGCCGTGAAGGTAATCCATCAGACCCTCAAGACCAGCAGAATAGTCGGTGTCCTCACCGCCAACACCTTCCACGTTGGTGATGTTGTCGATAACAATCAGGGTTGGGTACTCTCCGAACAACTCCCAATATGCTTCCAGGATCTCTTCGATATCATCCGAAGACGGGGAAGACTCATAGTCGATACGCAGCGGGACGTTGGTTAGTTGTTCTACGATCTCTTGCGGGATCGTATCTTCCAATACCATTTCCGTGGTCTTGGACAGTGGAAGACCGGTAATCATGGAGATTGCTCGTGTCATCTGTGTGAAGGCATCAGAGTCAGCACTGAATATCATACCCGGAGCACCGGATTGAATGGTCAGTGCAAGGGTAAGAGCAGACTTGGCGGTACCAGGTCCCGCCGCGATCAGAACGAGCTGACCACGGCGGAACACGATACCCGCATTGTCCAGTGCTTTCCACCCCGTAGGGATGGGCTCTCCCCCAGACCCTCTTGCCCTCATCGATTGTGTGAGGGAGAAGATGGCTGCTCCTTAGAGACGGTTCAGGTCGCGCTCGAAGGCTTCCAACATCTTGATCGTGTTGGCCGCACACTCAGCCGCAACCTGCTGATTGCGGAGGATGTAGGACAGGCCTTCCATCGCAAGGGTTTCCTTCATCAGGTCTATTGCGACCCGGATTTGAGCCTTGGTAACAGTCGTGCTCATTGGTTTCTCCTTTGTTGTTTACTATGAGGGTTGGTACATCAAGCCGCGAGGATACGCGGCTTCAGAATGGTCTCGAACTCTTTGATCACCAGGTTCAACGCACCCAGAACCTGGGGCGTGTAGCGCTCCGGAAGCGTGGAGTACACAGCCACTCCCGCATCAAGGAAAATCTTGAAGTCCTCAAGGGCAGACTCGATCTCTGCACGCGTGTCGATCTGAGGGGTGGACATGTTGGTTTCTCCTTTGTTGTTTGTTACGTGGGTTGCCAGATCAGACCTTGACGCCTGCGGTACGCAGAAGCTCCAAAAGTCCATCGACACCTTGCGCAATCGCAGTCCCGAACACCAGAACCACGGTGATCGCACCGATCCACGCCAGGATGGTCCTTACCATAGTGAGCTTGAACATTTACTTATCCTCCTTGATTCCAGCTTCGGTGAACATTCCTAAACCTACGATCGCAGATCCGATCGCGAACTCGTGAAGCTGGGCGTACCAACACAGCACGGCGATACCAGCAAAGCAGATACCACCAAAGAACCATGCGAGCCTCACAGAACACCTCCAGTGTTCTTGGAAGTGTTCAAGCTTCGCTTGAATGCGTTCACCCGGTTACTCCTGCGGCAACCATCACCGTGGCCAGGACCAGAACCACCGTACCCACAGCCTTGGACTTGTTGTACACGCCAAGCCCGATGAGGGCGAGCACACCAGCGACGATCAGACTCGAACTGTGCATTGTGTTTCTCCTTTGTCAGTTTCCGAGGTATACAATCCAAAAGAAGGTCGCAATACCACCGTACAGAGCAAGGATAATCCTGTCTGACGGCTCACGCATTGTCGAGAACCTGTGCACAGCAGCAATGCTGAATGCTACTGCGATTCCTGCCCACATCACTAGAAGTTTCCTTCCGCTACCTGAAGCACGGTCAATCCAATGGAACGGTAAGCAGCAACAACCCTGTTGCGGTCGTCGTATGCTCGCTTGATGTTCCAGTTGTTCCTGATGTGCTTGTCGAAGAGTTCCAGCTTCACGACCGCATCGTTGCGACCATCACCTTCGGGACGCATGAACAACCCGGCAATCGGAACCTTGACTTCCTGATACAGCCACTCCTCGGTCACACCATAGAACTTGTCGCTCCGACCAGAGCCAAACACGATCTTGTTTCCTAGATCGTAGTACTCGTGTCGAATCATGTCGATGATCGGGAGGTTGGGCTTGTCCAGGTGGTACCTGGAGGTGTCGTACGGACCCCTCACACCCTCGTGGAGAGCCACAGTCCCATCGATGTCCACCAGCACCGCGTCTGGCAAGGACGTGTCCGGCACGTACAGCTCATGCGAGGGGATCGTGAACTTACCCCGCACGTCAGGCTCAACCGGAGTCTTGCCGTTAAGCGGAGTGATGTAGCGCTGGTACATGTTGCGGATTACTTCTTCCGGAACTTGGTGTTCACGCTTGGAGTTCCTTTCCAAGCAGATTTCCAATGGAACCCAGGTGAAATCTACCTGACACCACTCGACACCAAGACGTTCTGCGATCAAGGCCAGTGGCCGGCGGTACGCAGTCTTCAGGTTGCAGTCGTGGACAATCACCACAAGGCCACGGCTGAGAGCCTTCTCAATCATGCTGTGTTCCAAGGCGGTGATCTCGTTCTCCTGCTCCGAGGTCAGACCCAGCTTGGTTCCGTACAGGGTCACCCTGAGGTCGTCCCTGGAGATGGCCACGGCTTCACCAGCCGGGAGACTTGCCACCATCTCCCGTGCGAAGGTGGTCTTCCCCGATCCGGGAATCCCCACACAGATTACTAGACAGTTCATGCTGCTACCAACTCCAGTTCCTTGAGTGGTACTGGGAACTCCAGAGCCACATCAGTGCCATGACAAACGCAGTTACACGGAGTCTCGATGATCCTACGGAACAGATCCGAGTGAATCATTCCGTTGAAACAGAACTCCAGGTCATCCTCGGAGAACCCGCAGTCACACGGGCTGGGAATGTTCATGGTTTAGCCACCTTCGTCTGTCCCTTCGGCTCGAACTGCTTGTAGATGTACTCGGTGTAGTCCATTCCGTCCCACATGCACCACAAAACCTTCTGGACCCATCGCGGCGCATCCCTAGTCATCTGAGCCAAGCTCTTACGGGACGACCTGTCGCCCTTCTCAAACAACTCATCTACCTCAGGGATAAATCGAGTCTCTTCGACAAGCGTAATGTGGTCCTGAAATTTTTGGAGAAATGGGGAGGCCGTGATGTCCATCCATTCATGGAACTCGTCGGGCATTCCCTTCTTGTACTCGTCGAACCTTCCATCCTTCAGGGATTCCCAGATAGTCTTCTCGGACAGGTTGAAGACCAGCTTGTGCTTGTCGATGTAATCCTGCTGCTTGATCTTGACTCGCTCGTCGGTGTCCAGGTACCTCACGACAAAACCCTCTGCGTTCTGTCGGGGCAACGCCGATACAACCTCACCGAGTGTGAAGTACCACGTCAGGTTCACGGCTGCACCGTTCCACGAAGACCACAAGCCGTTGTCTTCCATACCATCCGGGTTGTAGGTCTTACCTGTCTTGATTTCAATGCCATCGATCAGGGCGAGGTAACGAGCATCTCCGTAGTCCAGGACGATCCTGTTCTCGGGGTAGATGATCTCCCACAAGGGGGTTACACCCTCAGGAGGAAGCCAATCGGGGTAGTACTTGTGAAGGATTCGAATACCTTCGATGGCTTGGGGACTGTCGAAACTTCCCTTGGTGGCGACGTAGCACTTACCCTCCCAGACATACCCAATCCCGAGAGAGCCATCCATCTTGTCGGTAACTTCTACCTGCGCTTCGAAGTCCACACGAGCCCCAGGCTCACCCAGGTTGAAGAACTTGGGGAAGGGTCGTGCGAGAACTTCCCCGGTCTTTTCGTGCCAGATCAATCCGCGACATGCTGTGGTAACCGGGTTCCATTCCCGCTTGACGACCGCATCCTTGGTGTAGGTAGCGATACACAACGGAAACGAGGGGTGGAACTGAATGCGAACCATCCCCTCGTTCACCATGTCCAACAGCAAGTCCGGATCGAAGATGTCTCCGATCCTCACTGTTTACTCCTCTTCGTAGACCGTGATGGTCTTCTGTTTGGGGAACACTTCCTTGAAGGTCCCGTCCATGTCCACTCCGTGGTAGGACTGGTACCAACCCAACTTCTTGAAGAAGCGGGACTGGAACGAGAACTTCTTCTTCCCGTCGACATGTGGGGAAACCTCTACGACAATCTCAACGTATTCCCCACCGCCCTCATGGCCACCCACGGTCTTGACTGTTCGGCCCATGTACTGGTCGTTGAGACGTACGAACTCGCCATCACCACCCTCGTACAGCCAGAAGTGCCACGAGAACTCTTCGTGGTAGATTTCTCCGTCGTACTCGTACGGCCTCTGACCCGAGGTCAGGAGATCCTCGAAGTAGCTCACCACGAGCCCCCCGAGTCGTACGAAGACGACGAACCAGAATCCGTGCTGCTGCTCCCGGAATCTCCGGAAGAAGTCCACGAACTTCCCGTGTCGTACGTAGTCGTGCTCGTAGGAGGCTCGTACTGGTAGCTAGGAGCCTCGTACACGGGAGAAAACGTCTCCCGAGGGTAATCATACCCGGAAGGGCTCTCCAATGGCTTAGAATCGATCTCAGGGGCAGTTTCCTCGTTCTGGTAGAACCATGCCTGGTCAAACTCGGTAGCCGAGGCGAACAACATGAAGTCGTCGTTGTCCTGATCGTATCGCTTGATTCGACGTTCCCTTTCCAGACGCTCAGCCTCCTGTGCCTGGACGAAGTAGTTCGTACCCTTGTACGGAGTCTGCTGGAGCGGGGGCTTCATAGCCCTGAACTGTTCCTGGGTGTAGACCTTGGCGATGTCATCCCAGACAACACCGCCCTTGAGTTGTGCTCCAGAGACCTGGCCATCCACACGGTTGTAGGTCACCGCCTTGATTGGCGGCTCAGGCTTGGACGGAACCGGCACAAGTACCGGCTTGTTCTTCTTCTGCCTTCGGGTCAGCTTGGCCACCAGGTCAGAAAAAATGTTACCCATACTAAATCCTCATTCCCGGCTTCAAATTTTGGTGGAATTCTAGAAGCCGGAACCCCTGGGAGCCCGAAGGCTCCCAGACGAACCTACTCGTAGAAGGTCACTTCACGAACAACCGCATTCACCTCGGACAGCGGGCCTTGGTAATACCCGCCGTCATAGGAGGCGTAGTAGCCACCCAGCTTGTAGAGCTGTTCACCGCCTGCGTCGAAGATGACTCGGAAGATCATGTAGTACTCGTCTCCTTGGCCCGCACCTCCGAAAGAGGTGACAACACTGACTTCACCGAGACCATTAACCAACACAGGACTATCATCGTTCTCGGCCCAGGCATCCCAGCCCTCGGCCTCCCAATCACCACCAGGAGTGGAGTAAGAGCCATCACGAGAAGTCCAGGGCTCGTTATAGCCCCTGAACACGTGGCTCTCGATCAGGTCCGACACTTCCTGCTCGTTGATATCAGCCATAGTAAACAGATGTCCTCTCTTTCTTTTCTACCTTCACCAATCCATCTTCCCACTTCTTACCGCCGTAGGAAGACCATGAACCCTTCAACTTCCAACACTGCATGACCTCGTCTTCGAAGACCATTTGGATGTCTACGTCACCGTATCCGTCCAGCTCGTCTTCGTCGGTCTCGAAGACCTTGGTAACTACCTTCCCGTCGACAATCTTCCAGTCTCCTACCCGCCATCTGGCCCAGACCGCGTCCCAGCCGTCGTAGTAGGATACCTCCGCATCACACACAGTACGAAGACTGTCTTCGAAGGATGAATTTGCCTTGGTGATGCTTTGCCCGCAGGCGTAGCACGTGTCACCCATCAGACCACCTCGAAGACAGTCTCGAATACCTGAATCGTCTTCTCCACGACCTTGACCTCTCGCAGCGGCTTGTCCCACGAGACGTCCCCGTAAGAGTTGGCCGTGCCACCCTTGCGGAAGTACAGCACGTCACCATCAGCCTCGGTCACCTTCAGAATGACCCACGCATCGAACTCGGAACCCTGTGGGTATTCTCCGTCGTAGTAACCCCCAGCCCACGAGTCCTTGTCGTGCTTGTCGATGGTTTCGACAACAGAACCATTCGACAAGCTTCGCTTGAAGTTCCGGTAGATACCCTGGCAGGTACCTGGCTTGTAGTCGTAATCACCATCGTACGCAGTCTCCCAGTCGACATCACCATCGAAAAAGAGCTGCTCGTACTTGCACTTCACACAATCCATTTAGTGCCTCCCAATCCACTGAACGATCTCGATCAGTCCCCAGATCATTACACCAGTCATTGCCAGTCCGCCCACGAGGGCGAGTGTGAACCAGGCTCCTACAAGCCTGCTAACAGTCTTTTCTTTCACTAACTCCACGCTCCCAGTATTACGCCGAGTACTGCCACGATAGCCAGGATGATCACGAACGATGCGAGAGCTGCAACAGCCCCGTATTTTGCGTCGTCTTCTTCGTTCATCGCTTTCCTCCGTTGAATGCTGCAATCACAATCCAGACCGGAAGCCACACACCACAGGTGCAAATCGTCACGATCAAGTGCAACGCGTGATTGGTCCCCTTCTTTTGTGGGGGATAAACCGGGTACGTCATTGTTCCTCATTCAGTTGTCTAGTACGGATACTTCGTAGCGGTAGAAATCAGTGGGGAACTTGTCGCCGTCCAAGAACACCCGGATCTGAACGGCAGTCCACGACACCACATCACCTTCCATCCCCAGAAGCTCCTGTTCGTCTTCTGGGGCGTGGATAACCCTAACTCTTCCGGTCACACCCTCACCAACTTGTGGGACTTGGACTTGTGGCGCTGGATGTAGTTGCTGCCAGGAGTCAAGAACAGTTCTGCGTGGTCCAGGATGGTCCGTGCAGTCCAGCCCTTGGTGAGACTGGTAGCAGTACGCCTGAAGGCCCACCAGTACGCAGCCCCAGGACTCACATCGTAATCCTTGGGGACCACGATGCGTTCGAGTGCTGTCACGAAGATTTCCTCTTTGATGAGGTCGACAAACCTCTCAAGAGGAAGGGCCTTCAACTTCTTCATGTCGATGTCGACCTCGGCCCCATCCTTCAGGACTTCGGTGTAGATCGGAAGGTCACCATAGGCCACCGAATCGTGAAGGCTGTCATGATCGTATGTGCGTCGGACAGCATCATCAAAGAACTCGGCTTTGTCCTGGGCAAGGTCTATGACCTTGACCCCGTGAGTCTCTTCCCAGACCGAGTACAACAACTTGTGTAGTTGCAGATCCAGAACAGCCCCGGCACGTTTGAGCTGCACGATGTCGTAGACATGCTTCTCCCACGTGTTGTTGTTCAGGTCCCACTGGGCATGGGACACCTTGATGGTGTACAACTCGTCAAGGGTGGCCCACCGTGACTGGCCCTCACGCAACCAGCCACGGAACGACTCGTGCCAGAACACGTCTTCCTGGGGTCCAGCAGCGTCGCTGAAGACATCAAGGTCCTTGGGGGTCCTGTTACCCACCCCCAGTAGTTTCATCGCGTGAGAGCCAATCACAAGAGTTGTCATGCTTCTCCTTAGATGTAGGTGACCGAGTCCACGCCGTGTGCGGAACTGATCTCGTCCAGGGTCTTGGCGTAGCCCTCGGCCCCATCACGGGAGTGCTTCTGCTTGGCGTTGGACAGGTCATCACCCATCCGGAACAGGCCAGGCTCCACCTCGTACCAGTAGTCACCCTCGGAGTCCAGGATCTTGCGAACACGATCGTTGAGGATCTCGGTGAGCACATCTCGAAGCTTGGTGGCTTCCTCACGGTTCAGGGCTGCCTGGACCACATCCGGGTTGAACGTCGAGTTGGTGACTTCCACCTTGATGTGCACACCCCCGTCGTAGACACCCCCCTCCTTGACCGTGAATCGCCGGGAAAGCTTGGTGTTGATGACTTCCTTGGTCTCGACCTTCTTCTCTTCGATGGTCAGACCATCCGGAAGGTTCAGGGGCTTGATGGTGGATTCACCGGTCACGGTGTAAGTCTTACGCATGTGCTTTTCTCCTTTGTCGATTAAAATTTTGGTGGGTTTTGTGAAGGCTTTACTCAGAAACCTGCTTGAAATCGTCGCTGTAAATCGCCCTTGCACGGTCCAAAGACTTGCCGTAGTGGTCGCCACCAGCCACGAAGTTCGTCTCAGCCTCATAACGAGACGAAGCCCACACAACCCATTCGGGCTTGACCTCGTACCAGTGAGACTTGATGCTGGTACCATCCGAGAACTTCCGGAGCTTGGTCTCCCCGGACAGGATACCATCCGGGTAAGTCCGCGTCAGCTTCTCGAAGCTGTCGTAACCGAACTCGGTTCGGTCCATGCCCGCAGAGATCATGACAGCATCGTCGAAGTCATCGGCAGTGACGAACCATTCCGGCTCGATCTCGAACCACACCGAACCAGAACCGGTGGTGTACTCCCGGAGTTCCTTCTTGTAGGAGTCTGCAACCTCGATCAGCCACTCACCGATCTTTCGGGCCGTGTCCATGTCGAACGAAGCAACCGGGTTGTCGAAGATTGCACGAATCCACGGGTTTTCACCTGCACCTCCGAACTCCTCGAACTTACACGAGAACCCGCCACGTGAGGTTGCCCAAAACCTGTCGTGGGTCTTGATCTCTTCCACCACCTCAAAACCCTCAGGCAGGCCCCCAGGCCTGGTGTTGCTGGTACCGTTGACGCTATACGTCTTCTTCACTTTTCTCCCATTCTTTGATGATGTCCAAAGCTTTGTTGTGAAGCCTTTCCCAATTCTCTTGAGAGAACCTGGGCCACATATGAAAACAATTCTCGCACTTCCAGATCAGGACGCCATCATAGACACCCCGAACCTCAATGCCCAGCTTCGTTGAGTAGTACTGGACACCTTCTTCGTAGTAACCCTTGTCGATGTACTCCTGCGGAATCTTAGGACCACGGAAGCTTTCTCCGCAGCCTTGACAGAACTCCTCTTCCATCACACCTCCTGGGTGAACTTGAATACCGGTATTCCCCGTTCTTCGGCGAACCTGATCGTGCTGGCAGTCCCAGGAGTTCCACCACGATCAAAGGCCAACAAGAAGTCAGCTCTTGCTACGATGGATTCGTTCCGGACGTGGTAGGCCCGTGGGCTCCCGTAGATGTGCAACAGGGGCTCGTGCAGGAACCCCTTACCCGTGGACACCCAAGGCCACACCTCCAGACACAGCGCGTCTGCGCCTTGCTTGCAGTTGCCGTTGTGCATCACCGCATCGGGGAACAGCAACCCCACCCAACCCAGTGCCAGAGACACCGTTCCCAGGTCTGAGAAGCCCCGTGAGCCGGTTACACCGAACTGGACAGGGTTGGGTAGGGTCCGTGTCTTGAGATAGCGGTACAGGTCGTCTCGGACCTTCCCGTTACTCACTTGACCGACCTGATCTTAAGCTTGTTGCATTTCAGACAGCGTTTCGTCTGGTCAGCAACTGTCCCGTTTGCCTTCCAATAGGTGTAGTCCACCCATTTTTTGGTCCACTTGTGCCAACACGCCACGACTACCCTTTCTTAGGCCATTGCGTACGAGCAAGAATTACGCACACTACAGAACTGACAAGTCTCGACAGACGGCTTCGGATCAAAGTTCTCCGCTTTGATCTGTTCGTCTGCTTCTCCGTACACATCGGCAAGCCGCTCCACCGACCAGTTCGACAAGTCATACGGCCTGGTTGGTTGGCCTTGTTGAGCCATCCAGTAATCACCTTGTGTGAATGGCACGTCGTACTTTACAGCCAAAGCACCCGCGTAGGTTGCTAGCTGAAAGTCTGACCCAGGTTTCTTACCGGTCTTGTTGTCTCGTGGCTTGTCATCAACAACCATGTCGATGAGACCCCTCACCGGGGTCTCACCAAATTCGACATCAAACTCAAGTTCCACTGCCGGAACACCATCATAAGTTCCGGGTACTTCCTCGGGATACTTGGTGTAGTAGTCGATATATCCTGCTACTTGCTGAACACCAATACCCCACCTGCGTTCCACATCGGTACGCCCGTTGTACGGCCCTGAGCGCTCCCAGAAGTCGAAGTTAGGCGTCGTGGCAGCATACTTTGCCACCTCGTCCGTGTACGACTGTTTGAAAGCGTTCTGGGCCTCTTCCAGGCTCATGGTACGGCCTGACTTCTCCCACATTTCAGCCGCATAGTGAACGGCTGTACCTTGTGAGAGCCATGCTGCTGGTTTCTTCCAGGCTCGTTCGATTCGTCCCAAGCGATATGCTTCCGGGCACCTGTCAAGTTCGTTTACCTGAGAAACACTGCGGTATGTTGGTACTCCCATCTCTGTCTTACCTCTTCCAGAAAGCTACGATCAGAAAACAGGCTGCTGCGACCAAAATAACGAATATTCCGAGGGCACTGGTCTGACCCTGGGTCAACCCTTCCCCCGAATAAGCCAACATATCTCTACCTCCTTTCTATTTAGTTGTGTTTACTTGTTCCTTCCGGAACACAGAATCAATACCGCCATCGCCGATGCAAAGATAATTCCAGAGAAGAACCCTTGCACGTGATCGTAGGTAATCACATGTCCCACAACAGAATGACCATGTACCAGACAAGCACTCCCAGTGCGAGTATTCCGATAGCCCACATTACCATTTGTCCTTATCGTTGTTGCCGCCGTACTTATCGTGGATGTACAGACCGACCAGAAGGAGCACGATGGCTCCGGTTAAGTAGTATATACCCACTACTCCGCTTCCTTGTCGGTCGTCTCCTGGTCCACGTCGCGGTTCTCGTAGGCCGTCAGGATCTCCTCACGGATACGTCCCACGCTGGACACCTCGAAGTCGTGCTCACGTGCCCATGCACGGATCTCGTTCAGCTCCGAGGTGGACCGTACGGGGCTCACACGCTTCCCGAAGGGCTTGACCTCGTGCCGCACCTTCGTGGCGTGAGAGACGTACCTGGCCATCAGTCGACGGAACTCATCGGCGTTCTCGTCGCTCAGGTCGATCGTGTAGTTGTCACCACCCCACGAGAATTCCAGGGTGTCGGTTGCGTCCGTGCCATCGATGTCGTCGACAATCTTGGTAACCTTGGCCATGACTTTCTCCGTTTCAATTTTTGTTGTGATTTTAGGAGTGGACGACAAGGGATTCGAACCCTTACTGAACGCATCTTGAATGCGTTGCCTCTGCCGTTGGGCTAGACGTCCGAGTGCCCCTGTGTTGTGCAAGACGTAGCCCCGACCCTATGCGGGCTCATCACAGGTGGCTATTCAGTTGTCACACGTTCAGTCGACCTCAGTCATAACCGCTTGGTCTGGTGAACAGGTCCGAAACGCGTGTTGTCTTACTGGAAAACCGGATATGACTCGGACTGGATCGGGCTGTCTGCCCTGACCATCTTGTGGTAGGCAACCCACCCCAAGGCAAAGCCGACCAGCTCATCGGCCGACATATCCCCAACCTTATGGATTCGGGTGATACCGAATCCTGACACGGTCAGATCACGGCTGTTGGTGAGGGTGACAGTCCACCCATCTTCCTGGATCTGGATCATCAGTACCAGCCCTGACCCGAACACGTGCCGCACTGTTCCCCATCCGGATTTGTTCCAGTGCCATTGCAGTCACCACACCACTTTGCGTCGGGCCTGCGGTGTGAGTTGTCGTCTTCGTCGCCCTTACCCAATATCTTCCCCTTACTGTGTGGTTACTACCTGTGCGGGCTCTGGAGTAACAGGCTCGGATTGGTGGTTACCACAAGCATAGACCACCAACCCTACAGCCGAGCCCAGAGCCAAGACTTTCCAGAATCCGATGCCGGTCCTCACCGGCAGGGCTCTACTCCTGTCGATGTGGGGCAACACACCAGACTTCTTACCTTTCTTAGGGGGCATTGTGGTATGTCCCCACGAAAGCCGACAACACACCAACCAGGAAGCACGCGAAAGCAGCGTACTTGTTGTTGCGCCCCAAGAAACATGCGGCACAGAACAAAAGGATGGTCAAGATGTAAAACGGGTTGGTCACAGTACAACCTTCCTGTGTGGCCACCTCTGGAGGAAGGTGGAAACCGGTTCGGGCTCCCCCGAACACAACTCACGCACGGTTTGTGCGTAGTTCGCATACGACCTGGCGAACTCATGAGCATCCCGCACATACCTGTGGATGTTTTGGATCATGTCCAGCTCCCGACCGGGGTCAATGCCCCGTTCGGAAAGCCTGAACAAGTGCTCGATACTAACCTGATGCCTTTTCATGATGTCTTTCTAGTCGGGATCGTACGGGTCGGCAAAGATCCATACAAGCCATGATGCGAGGACCACAAAGCCCCAGAACAGGGGCCAGAAGTATTCCATGAGGGTCTAACCTTTCGGTTTAGACAACCTGGGCGGTCGGAACCGAGCCGTACTTCTTCATGCGCTTGACGCGCTGACGCTCCTTCAGACGCGAGAGTGCGCCACGAAGCTGGAACTTGACCTTCCGCTTGTCCTCGCGGTTGGGCACGGTGTGCGGCTCGTCCAGGTCGACAGCCTTCAGGATGTTCTGTGCGGCCTGCGTGACCATCTCCGGGGTGATCCCTGCCGGATTGCCTTCCGTGGTCTCCACGGCCTTCTCAGGGCTCCAGGGGTCGCCTTCCAGCAACTCCTCCAGGACCTCGATCGGTGCGGGGTCGTTGTACGTGGTGGTGTCGTTGCCGAGCTGGCGTGCGGCTTCCACACCTTCCGGGGTCAAGTATCGGTCCAGCGACACCAGACCTCGCGAGGCCAGCGCGTTGACCGTGGACTGTTTGGTGGAAGCCGGAAGTGTCGGGCCGGTCGGACTCAGGATATCGGCACCCTTCAGGGCCGCCACCATTGCGTCCGAAAGCTTGATCTGAGTAGAACTCGTCATGTCTTTACTCTCCTCTGGTTACGCGCTGAATGCGCACCGGGAGACCTCAAACCAAAGCTTGAGATCCCCGGAAGGCGTTCAGTCCGAGAGGTACGCCCACTCGATCAGGTCAGCGATCTGGTCGAAGGTGAATGCGTTCTTGGGGTGTGCCGGGGTGTAGTCGTTCAACGCTGCCAGGCTGAGATATTCCCACCCATCCGATTCCAACTCCCCCGTGTCCTCGTTCTTGTAGTAGGAAGGCAGTTTGATCTGTGCGGTCACGCCCGTGGCCGTGCGCATCCCGGTACCGACCCACACGTTTTGCGGCGCGAATGACGTGGCAGGCGTCGACGGGAGGGTCTCGTCGTAGTACTTGGTGTACCACCCGCCGAAGTCGTCCATGTGGACAGACACCTGCGGGACGCCGTTGAGTTCACACATCACACCTTCGCAGCAAAAGGAAAACTCGGTTTCTCCTGCTTTCTTTGCCCTCAAAGCTCCGACACCCTTCGGGTACTTTCCCGAACGCAGGGCATCCACCAAGTCCCGAAGTGAAACCTTATTTGTCATGTCTTTTTCTCCTTAGGCTGAGTTACCAACAGGGCACAAGACTTTACGTTCTTGGACCCAATGAAAACTCAGAACCACGATTGGGCGTTGTTTACCAGCCCCCACGATCCGGAGTCCGCCTCAGCGTATCCAGACCGAACAGGCACGTACTTCTGCCCTAGGTCAATAGCCGCTGCCAGCCTGTGATGACCATCAGACAACACTTTCGTGCCGTTGATCCAGCTCACACACCCCACTCCCTTGGTCCAACCCTCTTTCTTCAGGGTTTCGACCAGCTTAGGGTAATGGTCGTCCCCCCGCTTGTGGTCCAACATCTGTGGGAGAGTCATGCCCATCATCTCGGCATCTCCGCTTTGCCAGTCAGACAGGATCTCGTCAATGGGAACCACACTCATCACTTCGTCAGTGACTTTGTATTCCATGTCTCTAGCCTTTCATGACTGGGCAACCAATCCCCCACACAGATATTTCTCAACCTGTGTGGGGTCCTTGACTGTCCAGATCACTCGTTCCACGGGAACGAGTACACACCATCCCTTTCCTCGGAGTCCATCCAGTTCAGGAACTCCTGATGGTAAGCGGTGTGGTCAATCTCCTTCAGGACTCGTGCGGGATCGTAGTCGAGTCCCATGATCGAGACCGTGGGGTAGCACTCGTTCACGAAGTCGTCGAATAGGTCCCGGGCTTGGGACTCGGTCAACTCGGGAGCCTTGGGTTCGACGCAGCACTCGTCCTCGCAGGCCGAGTCACATTCCACGGCCAGCAGGAGTTCTGCTTCCATGTCCCAGTTCCGGCCTGCCGTGAACTCCAGTGCCAACGCTTCCACGATGGGAGCAAACGCCGGGTTGGGGTTGAAGTCTTCAACAGTCATTGTCATACCTTCCATTCCGATTATAAATGAAAGGGTTCGGTCTCAGACCGAACCCAATCAAAGACAATCAGTGGGCCAGGATCTCGTAAACCCTACGCTTCCACTCTGCGGTCAGAAGCACGTAGTCCTCACGTTCCGGACTGTCGAACCCGTGGGCCAGCATCCATTCGGAACTGGGCTCATGCAGGTCGAAAAACCTGCTCCAACCACCCCGCGCACCTGGGACCGGTGCGTACAGTTGTCCGATGACACACCAGACCATGTTTCCCAGGTCAAGCCTTCCCGTATCCAGGTCCCAGGGCCAATCGAAGGCGAGTTCCTCGTTCAGAAACTCGATCCCGTTGTCAACCCTTTTCTGGATGATCTCGGCAGGGGTTTGCTCCTGCTCGGGAATCATCGCAACGGTGTCGCAACCAACACACATAACCAAACCTCCTAGTAAGGACCAAAGACGGGGGTCGTGCCCCCGCCTAAGGAGGTTACTAGGCTGCCAGTTCCTGGTCGGTCGGAATGTTAACCGCCGAATCCTCGAAAGAGATACCTGCCGTCAGTTCGTTCATGTGGTCTGCGATGTCCTGGATCTCGTCACGCTTGGAGTCCGGGAACCTGATCACGTTCTCCTTCCCGTCCCTGACCGCATGTCCACTGAACGTGTCGCGGACGTACACCCCGAAGAGGTCCGACTGCACCACGAAACGCGGGGGCTTCGGGAAGATTTCGGCCATGCTGTTCATGTCTCTATCCTTTGCTAGGGGTCTGACACCACCGTATTCGGTCACAGACCGAACACGATAGAATCATGCCTCTAACCTTGGTAGTAAATTGCCTTGCTGTGCGACAGGGTGAGCGCCGCGTAGCCGTAGACCTTTGCAGCCTCGTGCAGCCTGTCTCCCAAGGCTTCTATCCCACGGTCCCAGAACCCCGTACCATGTCCGTTGCGGGACAGAGCGAAGTCGTGACCCGCGTGGTCTGCCGGGCGACCCTTCTGGACGTACAGCTCCAAGTCGTCCCAGTTGCTGGTCACGAAATCCTCGCAGACCTCGCGAATTTCGTCCTTGCTCTCAGGGTCGATCATGTCTTCGGACCAGTCGAAATCTTCCCAGTTCTCGCCAGCCTCAGACACATCTTCCTGGGCCTGTGACTCGTCCGTCCAGAGCAGGCACGAAATGTAGCCCTGTTCGAATTCGTCCACAAAAGCGGAGATATGCTTCATGACACCCATAACTTACACTCCCTAAGTAAGGATGGCAGGATAGAGACTCAAGCCTCTATCCCACCAAGGTCACTCAGGTTTTGACGACCACGAACGCGGGCTCCCCGGGATGCGAAGCCTTGTACCTTTCCACGTACTGGTCAGCCTCATCCTTGGTGCCGAACACCACGATACCTGATGAGATCGCACCAGCCCTGGCCTGGTGCCAGGATGGTTGACCCGTGTGCGCCTCAAACCTCGGAGGGTTCTCACACATGTACTTGGTGTAGGTGCAGGTCTGGAACCCGTGAGTCTCCGAATAGGTGGTGTGGTACTTCACCCACTTACCCGGTAGTTTCCGGACGAATGCTCCAGTGGCGGAACCACGTTCACGGCGGGTTCCACCAACGGCCCTAACCTCTATGTACTGGACGCCGTTGTGGTTGTAAGTTGTCTTTGACACGTCGCTCATTCCTCTACCTCACTATAACTTGAGTGGATCATCCGGCCGCACTGGTCAAGGCAATCGCACTCGTGTGAGGGACCCTCCCAGTAGGGGAGTTGGGTGTCCTCATCACTTGCGCAGTTACCGTGAACCACTCGACCATCACTCGTGAGGTAGATGACCTCATAGCCGTCTACCAACATTGGACGGCTCATACCTTCACCTCATCCACGTTCAGGTGAGAGAAGATGCGAATTCGCCCGGTCCGAAACATCCGGACATGGACCACCTTCTCTTGGATCTTGACAACCCTTCCGTAGCGGTCGCCCTGCATCCAGCAATCAAGGTGAGGCTTTACTTGAACTCTTGCGTGCAACTTCATTTTCTTCCCTTTCGAGTGAAGAGTACAGAAGGGGGACCCGAAGGCCCCAACCCTCTATACAAGAGACTCGAAATCGGTTGTGAAGAACAGTTCGTCGTGCAAGATCCTCAATTCTTCGAGGAAGTCACAGGCCGTGTCGTAATCCTGGAACACATCCTTGAAGTACCACTTGTGATCTTCCATGTCTTCTTCGGACTGGAAAGCCCAGATTGTGTAGGTGTCCAACCCCATAGACATCATGTGTGATGCCTCATTGAACCCCTTGCGAATCCACTGCGGAAGTCGTGGCAGCCTCATACCTTCTGGGCTCCCGTCCGTGAGTCTTCGGGTGAGCCAATCCACCCAATCGTGTCTTCCGGGCAGTCCGAAGACCGCAGGAAGAACACGCCACACGAGTTGTTGTCAACCTCAGGTGAATCCTTCGGGGCAAAAGCTCCAAGGCTTACACACCCAACGATGATTCCAGCAATGACCGGAGCAATCACTATTCGGCTCAACGCTTCTTTCACCTTCACTGTAACTACCTCATCACTCTAGGTGTAGAAAGCGGTTGACGGGTCTGCCCGTGAACCACTCAAGACATCTAGCGATGACCGGGCAGACCCGTGACCGGGCCGACCGAGATGTTGGTAAAGAACAACTCCCGCATGAACTGTTCCAAGGTCTCACCGGCACGCATCCGGGTAACTTCCGGACCCGCATCACACCAACCCTTGGCAACCCACTGGTTTGAAGTCTTCCACTTCCACACCATAGTCACGTATCGTGATCCTTTGGTGTGGTTAGCGTAGATCGTCGCGTTTTCGGTCTCAACCTTCAATTGCTCAACCATAACTTACTCCTTTGAACGGTGGTTCAATCCGGAATTGGGTCGTGGACCCAATACCAGGTTCAATCACAGTTCTTCGGTCAACCTGAAATCTTCCCAAGCCGAGTACTCATAGAGGAACTCAAAGAGCAGCTCTACTTTGTCCCAACCCTCTTCGGTGATTCCTTCTTCCGTGACCAGACCGTTGGTGTAAGCAACGACCAACGGCCACGAAAGGGTCCACTGATTACGGATGTCGCAGTACTCACCCTGCAATTCCACGAACACGTGAATCCTTCTCAGGATGACACCCGTTCTGGGCATCGCATCGTCGCCGATGTCATTCACGTTTACCGCGTTGAATACGTTCATATCAACTCTCCTTAGAAGTGCCAAGGCGGGACAGAGACTCAACACTCTGTCCCACTTAAGCATTTCTAAAGTTTGGATGCCTTTCGTTCATTATGGCCATCCTCTGCGCTAGGCTTTCACCGGTCTCCCGGATCTGTTACCACACGGACAAGTCAACGTGTCCCCGTAATGTCGGGGTGCCAGACCATGACTTCCGGTGTCATGGAACCTATGTGTTTGTGGGACGCATCCCTAAGATCAATGGCTGCCAGGTTCTCCAAGTCTTACCTTGGTCGGCCCCTGTACCCGTATCCCTTTTCGGTACTGGGTGAACCCTATCAGAGCGGCTCAACCCTTGTCAAGTCTCGCAGTGGGGGTTTGTCGCCCCCACACCATTGGTCGCCTACGGGGATTTAAGCCCCGCCTGACTTGGTAGCGCCCATATCGGGTCGGTAACCTTGGCTGCGTATGTAGTTGTGAGGGGCCTTTCGGCTCCGGGTGAAGCTTAGCAAATCGGGTTTTTCCTGTCAACTCCGGATTTCGGGAGACCCGAATCGGCTGGTCCGTACTATCCCCCGCTCTAGGCGGGATGTCCTCGGGACCATGTGGAATTGATGGGATTGACCCTACCAGACGGGGTTCTGACCCGCAACCCCCAACTTCGGGGGCTTTCCTGGTGTCCCGTGGTGGCGACATGGAGAACAGTACGCGCCCCCAAAGGGGCTGTCAAATCGGCCCATAAGACCAGGTCAGGAGGTGTTTATAGGGGGAGGGGGTCTATATGGCACCCCCTCCTGCCAGGGAAAACCTATTTAAGCCCTGTGTGGGGCAATCTCAGGGCCTACACCCCCCTGGCTAGCCCTTCGTACCAGGTACCCCCTGTAGGGGGCTGTATGGAGCTCCTAGGGGGCAGTATGGGGGTGTGTGCAGGTGGGTACTGGGCTGTGTGTGGGTGAGGTGAGGACAGCACACGCGTACTAGCACACGAGGGTGGGTATTAGGAAGAGGATTGGCGTGTGGTGTGCAGTACAGAAATTGGGGATTGTGGTCTGGCATGGTGTGAGGGTAGTGTCTCGCGCATGACACATCGCGTGCGTGCACGCGCGGACGGGCAGGGGGGCACACCCCCGTGCCCGCGTGGTAGCAA